TTAAATATTCATGATTTTATCTAGTTTTTCAGATACCGATTTTTGCATGTCAGGCAGAACGTGACTATACGTATTAAGTGTAGTTTCAATATCGGAATGACCTAACCGATCAGCGATTAATTTTACATTAACATTTTGTTGTATCAGCATAGTCGCATGAGTATGGCGTAGGTCATGAAAACGTATTTTAGGAAGTCCGAGTTTCTCCGTTAAATTATAGAACTCTTTTCGTAGATTTCGAGGGATCATCGGTTTACCTGTACGTGTACAAATTACTAGGTCATTGTCTTCGTAATCCTTTCCGTGACACAACCGCTCTTCAAGGACCAATTTACGATGGTTTCTTAATTCATTGACGAGCTTGTCTGGAATGTGAATTGATCGTATACTTGATGTGTTTTTTGCACCGATTTTTATTTCGGCAGCTTGCGTTAAAGTTTGTTTTACGTAAATGATATTTCTTTCGAAATCTATATCCTTCCAACGTAATCCCATTATTTCACCTTGACGCATGCCAGTAAGAAGGGACATTGCAAATGCGATATAGCAGCGAGTCAATCGCTTAATGTTTTTAGATTCGGTTAAGAAATAATTTACTTGATCAAGTGACCACACGTTCATTTCTTTACGCTGTCGTTTTGGTAATGTCGTACCGGTTGCAGGGTTATCTTTAATTAACTTCATCGTCTGTGCTTTCTTTAATGATGAGCTTACTATTCGAAATATTAAATGAATAGTGTGAGATGAGTAATTTGTTTCATTTACTAAGTTATTTATAAACTTTTGAATATGAATAGGTTCAATTTTTTGTAACTGGAAATGTCCAAGTTTTGGTTTTATGACGTTCTCACAGTAAATCGAGTGAATTTCATAAGTGGACTTCTGGAGATAAATCCGTCTTTCTTCAAACCATTCATCGAGATATTTAGAGTAGGACATTTGTGTTAAATCCAGAAACTCGTCATTTAACATTTCAGCCTGAACTTTAATTAATGCGTTTTCCGCTTCTTTTTCAGTCTTAAATCCACGTCTTTTAATTTGTCTTCTTTTCCCGGTAAACGGGTCTTTTCCTATATCAAAAGAAAAATACCAGGTTCCTCTTTTTTTATCTTGTAATACGCTACCTTTCATAATCAAACCTCCGTTAGGTTTAACATATTGAAATAATAGCTTCCATAACTTGTATTTTATAACCTTGGACACATTTTGTATAGGGGTGTAAAAAGTAGAAAAACGTAAATAAATTAATTTTTTTTGAGAAAAAGTGCGCGAGGGTACAAAGTCCTGCGTCATAGTAAATGTAAGGAGTTCACAAGGCATTACACGGAGGTGGAAACGGGTGAGTACAGTGAGCGAAAATAGCAACTTAGTATCAATCGAAGCCCAAACGGAATATTCAATAACGAGTGGAAAGCGAGAGACACGTATATTCCTTAAGATGTATGTCGACGCAGTACACTCTGGTTTAATAGCAGATTTAGGTCCGGAAAGATGGACGACACTTTGCGTCCTGGCGTCATTCATGGACGAAGATGGTGAATGTTATCCAACGCAAGATATGATTGCAAAACGATTAAATATAAGCCGTGAGAGCGCTAATAGACGCATCAAAAAGCTATGTGAGTATCGTTGGAATGGAAAGCCATTAGTCGTTAAGGAAAGACGCAGACACGAGCGTACACAACAGTGGGAGAATACGGTATATACGATTCTACCGATTATAAAGTTGGTGAGAGAATGAGCGAAAATAGGGATCGAGTAGTTGCGCTTAATACTCGTAAATACGTGAATATTGACTACGGCGTATTACATGATACGAAAAACTTCGGAAAAGTCTACGAGAAAATGGTCTACGTTATCTTATGTAAATACGCAGACTATGAAACGAAAACTTCGTATCCAAGTGTAAGCCGAATCGCTAAGGAGTGTGTGTGCTCCGAGAATACGGTTAGATCAGCGATTAGGAGATTGGAAGAGCTACGGTTAATAAAAGTAGAAAAACGGCTTAAAAACGACGGTAAAGGGCAGACATCGAATCTATATACGTTGTTACCAATACCAGATGAGTTCCCGAAATTCCATCGACCTTCAATTCTTATAGAGGACTAAACTCACGAAGTGAAGGGGGAGCACTTCAAGATATGTAGCGGGGTACTTCATGAGCTGAAGACGAATTATTAGTTATTTATATATCAGTTATTTTATATATCATTTGCAAAACAAAAACCTTGAAGGCTATTTCTAGCGAAATATCCTTCCATCATTAATATATTCGGCGGTAATTACTTATATAAAAGAACACCGCTAATAGATGATGAGATACAACGAGCGTAAGCGAAGTTGTCAGGTTTTAAATAGATATCGAAAGGAACGATTTATATGGATAAAAAGATCCTTATTAGACGATTAGAGAATATTCTGTTTCACATAAATGCAAACGGAAAAATAATCGGAGGTTACCGTACCTTAGAAGACGTCAAGTATAGCTTAGAAAACTTAGTAAATGAACTGAAGGAAAGTTAATAGGAGGTGTTTACGGTGAGAGACGTAAAAAAGCGGCTGCAACGTATCCTATCAGAACTAGAATCGTTAGAGTCCGACATGCAACAAACGAATATACGTAAGTCACAAACGGATTTAGCGCAGCAAGATATCTTACACACTATCGAGATAGAAACGTTTACTACAGCGCGTGGCAATTACTTATTGAAAGAGCTGAAACGTATTCGTAAGGAACGTCGTAAGGCAAAGGACGATCAAGCGGTATTACAGTCGGTCATGCACACGTTAAAAGGAGTTAAGCAAAAAGTCGAGTGTAGCATCGGGAGTGTAACTGGAGTGATTGAGCGCCAACAAGAACGTAAGGTCACAAAAGGTTACTAACGTGAATTTTACGCTCAAATAACGAGACAAAAATCTAGGAATCTACAAATAGGTTAATTGAGCAATACAAATGGAGGGACAATGCAGTTACACGATTTATTACTGAAAGAAATCTACATCGAGGCGCTAATCCGTCGCAACGTATTCAAAACGGAAGATGGACGAGACTTGTGGCAGGCGTCTAACGAGGAGTTACATGCGCAATTATTTGACGAGGAGGGGCAGAATGATTTTACGTAAATTCCCAGTAGTAGGAAGATATCGTAACTATGAAATTGAAATCGAAGAAGTAACATTTATAAATACGTTTTATCAAGTAAGAATTTATCTGCCGCTTACCAGAAACATACTTGGATTAACGTTTAGACGAAGACGCATGTTATATGGGGTTAAATACGCCAAAGTAGAACGCGCAGGTGAATTTGTAGAAATCGCTAAAGAAAGTGTAAATAAATACGAAAGTTTTCTAGATAAGCAAATACGGGTTGAGACGCTACATGAAACAGGTATTGACGATTTTAAGCATTGGGATGGATTAGTAGAGGAGGCTACGAAATGACCCGCATAAAAAGAGTTTCAACGAAAGATTTCCGCAACCTACCAATCGAAAAGTGGAACGTAACGACATTCCGAGAGTATCTAAAGCACGAACATGAGGAGCGTTATAAAATTCCTTATGTCACTCGTAGCTATGCGATGGAAGGACGTATGTTGAAGACGTTTATTGCTGAGTATAAACCGGAAGCAACAAAACAATTCATCGACGCATGTTTTGCCGATTATAAGCCGACACGGGAGTATCCTGGATTAAACTTTGCGTTTATGTATTCGTATATGCGAGGGCGTATTCTACCGCGAGTGCTTGATGAGTTACGTAAGGAAGAAGCGAAGTTACAAAGACAGACGGAGGTTATGGAAGTTAGTACGGAAGAAATTATCGATTATTTATGAACGGAGGGAAGACAAATGGCGCGTTCTAAATTCACGTTCGAAGAAGTAAAAGCACTTTTTGATTCTAAAGGGTACGATTTACTAGAAACGGATTATATAAACGCAAGAACACCGATGCGTTGTAAATGCCGTCAGCATCCTGAAAGTATTATCCAGATAACAGCAGGTAATATGCGAAAGGGTTTCGGTGGTTGCCGTCAATGTAAACGACAACAACATAAATATCGTACTAGAACGATTGAAGAAGTACGTAAAGAGTTTGCGGAAATAGGTTATACATTACTAGAGACGGTTTACAAAAATAACCGTACGAAAATGCGTTACACATGCCCGTATCACCCTAATGAAAAACCTTCGATTGCTTACATGCATTTTAAAAGGGGTGTGGGATGTCCGTCATGTGGTCGTGAAAAAACGTTATTAGCACGTAGGAATGAGTTTCCAAAGTGTACCTATAACAATATTGAAAAAGAAGAAGCACGTAGTAAGGTGCTTCGAATACTAAACAATCATTGCTTCGATTGTCCTTTTAACGAACTAATTCGAATGGGTGCCGTAGAAGATAAGTGCTATAAACAGTGTCCATACGGCATGGAGTTACGTAAAGGAGGCGCTGTTCTAGCGGGTGAGGACATCAAGGCTGTTACGGAATATTATGAGGATAAATTCGCAGGGGAGGCGTTGGTTTGATGCAATGTATTCTATCCGATCATTGTTCACTGTACAAAAGCGAATCATGTAACCGTCAATGCCCTTCATACATCGCACTACACGGATTTAACGGGAAAGGTGGACGTATGGCAGCGACCAACTTACCAAAAGAATACCGTCATTTAACGCTACTGAATTCGCCTGTAAAAGATACACAACCGAAAGTCTATAAATCTATCGAAGCGTATGTAACGACTTTCTCACGACAATTTGAGGCGGATGAGGCAACGGATGTAAAAGACAAGATCAAATCGATGTATTTGTTTTCCGAAGAAACTGGTACAGGGAAAACGACAACAGCAGCCGTTATTTTAAATGAATGGCTAATCCGGCATTACATCGGTAGTTTGCAGCGAAATAGGCAATCGTTGCAGGTACCTGGTTATTTTTTAGATGTGAACGAATGGCAAACGTTATTTAACGAATTTAATCGGTCAAACATACCGCGTGAAACGGCGGAGAAATCCGCAAAGGAATACTACCGTCGCATGACTAACGCTAAGACGGCCCCTTTTGCGATATTGGACGATATTGGAGTACGTAGTGCAACCGAAGCATTTCGAGGCGATTTACACGCGGTGATTAACCACCGGATAACGAACGGATTACCTACGGTTTACACCTCGAACATTCCTATCGACGAGTTGGAAAGCGTGTTTGATCGTAGGTTGTACGATAGAGTGCGAGATTTATGCGTGGTGTTGCCGTTCGAGGGTGATTCGAAAAGGGGGATGCGAAGATGAAAAAATTAATATTAATCGTATTTCAATTCCTTGTTTTCGTACCTGTGTCATCATTCTCAATTTATATAGGACTTACTTTTACAGAGAATATTATATACACAGTATTACTACTATTAGGTTTACTAATGTTTTCAATCTTAGAAGGAATGAAGGAGAACTCATAATGAAAAAGATTATTATCGCAGTATTCATGTCTTTGCCGACGTGGTTTTGGCTTACGTATTTTTGTGGACTAAGTGGTATGGAAATAAAAGTTACCGCTTTTATTTTCGGAGTGACCTTCGGACTTTATAACGTTGTGTTGGAGGAAACGGAAAAGTAAGACCAAATTTGAATTTTATTAAGAAATGAGGAAGCGTAGTGAAGATGGTACGTAGACGTGCGGTTATTCGTTTAGAAAAGCAACGGAAAAGCGAAGGTAGATTCAGTGTGATTAGATGGGAAATACACATAAATTTAGGTAAACGTAACTATAAGACTAAAGATATATTAGGTGCGTATCAAGATATGCAAGCCACCATGAACAAAGTGGAAAGCATAATGATGGATTAGTTTTATAACAAAAGCGTTATTTGAATAGAAAAGGTAGGTGGCATAATGGCTAAAACAGAGGTTACTACCGAGATGGAGCGACAAATATATGCAGCAACAAAGAAACAAGGTGTATTTGGTTGTTTTGAGGTTACGATTGGATGGTTTGGGAAGGAACGGGTGGACTATCTAACATTAGATACAAAAGGAATATGGCGTTGTTATGAAGTTAAAGTGTCTGTTTCGGATTTTAGAAGTAAAGCAAATAAAACATTTTGCGGTCACTATAACTATTACGTTATGCCAAGAGAATTATATGAAAAAGTTAAAGGTGAAATTCCTAGTCATATAGGTGTATATATTGGTGGTTGGTTAGAAAAAAGAGCGAAGAAACAAGAATTAGCAGTCGAAGAAGATGTTTTGAAAGCTTCTTTAATTAGATCATTATCCCGTGAGGCAGACAAACTAATTAAAAGTGATAATCCATCGACAGTTGAATCCTTGCAACGACAAATTAGATATGAAAGAAAACAAAAGGAAGAATACCGGAGAATGTATCAAGAAGAACGTCGAAAGCAGAAACCAAGGAGTAAGGCGACTAGCTAAGTTTTTTAACAAAATAGTTATTTTGGAGGGAAAGAGAATGAGAGAAATTAAGTTCGATGCAATATATAAACCGACAGGAGAACATTTCACTCCTGTAAACATTAATTTCGAAAGCAAAACAACACACGGTAATTTTGATGGTCAAGTAAATGATTGGTGTCACTTCTCACTTGATGGTAAATATGGTGATGCAATTTTAAGGCAATACACAGGCTTAAAAGACAAGAACGGTAAGGAGATTTATGAAGGGGATATTGTAAGTCGTCATGACGGAGGTATTCATTTCCAAGAAGAATCACTTGCTGAGCATGTTGTTAAATGGGGCAACTTCGGATGGTTACCTTTTGAAATTGGGGAAGGTTATCAAAAGTGTGTATACGGTGAAATTTATGAGTTTATAGTCATTGGAAACATCTACGAAAACCCAGAGTTACTGAAAAACCAAACAAAATAAAATCCTTATTTGAAAGAATACCAGCTTAAATATTGCGTACATACATTTAAGCTGGAACAAATAAAGTTATTGTTTGTGTTTTTCCTCTTTATTAAGGAAAAATACGACGAATATTGCTAGGAGTATAGGAAACCAAACTTCGTGTGGCATATTAAAACCTCCTTAAAACATGTTGTCACTATATTTTACCATATACAATGGTTTATAACAAAAACGCTATTTTAATAGAAACGGAGGAGGCTAATCAATGAGTTTATACTCAACAAAAGAACAAGAAACCGTATTGACTTTCGACAACGAAACGAAGGAATGGAACGCATACTCTTGCGTTCCAAAACACATTCGTAAGTTAGTAGGGATAATTGGTGAAGAAAACGTTACAGTTATCGAAAGTGACGACGATGGAAAACCGCTAGCAGTGCGTTGCACGTTAGGTGAAAAGCAGGTAAGTATGAAGCGATTACGTCAGTATAGCGAGGATCAGAAACGAAAGATGGCGGAGAGAATGCGAGCGGTTCGAACACTCCTGTAATCAAACTGCAAAACTACGTTCGGTTTGTTCGCTAAAATTAGTACATTTGTTGCCTTACACAATATTTATATAGATGGTAAATTGGAGGTGTAGTTAATGAACTACGGAGAAATGCTCTTATCGAAAGTAATAGATACGGCTAATCCGATACAATTGAATCATGTAACAGAGCGAGATTTTGTTACGGAAGCTGAACGTAAGGCGTATCGTTTTATTAAAGATTACGTAGAAACTAATCGCGGGCGTGTCCCCGACTTCCGTACGCTAGTAGCAGAAGTCGACGGATTCACTTACGTACCAAATGTCGAGGATAGTTTCGAGTATTTAACGAAACAAATCAAGTCTTATTCGGCAAAGGTCGAAGCGATGGAATTCTTACAAAACGAAGCGCCTGAACAATTTGAGCAACTAGACGGAAATTCTTTCCTAGAATGGTTGCGAGATAGAGTTGACAGCGTTATAATAAGAACAGACGTTCGTGATAAAGTGGGAACAAGTTTGAAGGCAGATACGTCTAAATTCCTAGAAGAATACGAACGTCGTAAAAAGGGCGAGTCTTATCGCATTTGGAAGTCTCGATTTTCATTCATCAATAAGGCGATTGGCGGTTACGTAAGCTCGAACGTATACACAATCTATGGAAAGTCAGGGCGTGGTAAATCCGCAACGACTATCGAAGAGGGCGTAGAAATGGCGTTTCAAGGTGCAAACGTGCTTATCTGGCTAATGGAAATGGGATGGTTCGAAGGGATGGTACGCTTATACACTTCAATCTCATCACGTATTGGAGCGACTGTAGCCGAACTAGACGGTATAAATTTAGAAGCTGGTTTTGATTCGAAGGAAATCCGTCATGGTAAACTATCAGAAGAATTTGAACAAGGGTTTAAAATGTTCCTAGCGAATATCAATGAAATTCTACCAGGTAATATTGTTGTCCGAGGCGTAGATGATTACGACTTTCATCGAAGGGATTTACGACAGTTAGAAGTAGATATAAGTGAGACAAATGCAGATGTCGTAATTGTGGACCCGTTCTATTATTTAGATTACGAAAAGAACACGTCAAAGACAGCAGGCGGGGACGCAGCGGATACATCGAAGGCTTTACGTCGATTAGCCGGTAAAACAGGAGTGGTTATGTTCGCTATTACACAAGCAGACGAAGTCGATAACAGCGAGGACGAGGATGGCCAAAGAGAATTACGCTTACCGAAACGTAGCGAAGTAAAGAAAACGAAAGCACTCTTAGAGGATGCGGCGTTATTGATTGCGGTTGATACTGATGCAAAACAAGGACGAGGTATAATCGGTATTAATAAAGGTCGTGACGGTGGTGAAGGCGAAAGCGCCGAAATCATTTACATGCCGCAGATTGGCGTGATTAAGGAAATGGAAACAGGAGAGGAAGCAGCGAAACAATTTACGAGCGTGTTTTAATTTAAAAGAACGGTAGGTGGGTCACCTTGTCAAGTATTCAAATACGTGGGCAGGACGTAAATGTAGACATCGAGTATGAACTTCGGCAGTTTTCTTGGACTAACGAAAGATGGACTTCTGATAAACTAATTGCAGCCTCGCCATTTCGATATGAACACACGCCGAGCTTTTTCGTTAACTTAGACGGGGATTACGCTGGTACGTGGAAAGACTCGGGTGCATTTGATAGCGAATGGGAAAGCGGCAACTTTACCAGATTGTTATCTTACTTGCGAAATGAGACCTATGAAGAGACGGAAGCATACCTGTTAGAATCATATGGTACATGTTACACCTACGACAACCTCGTACTTAAGCCGCCGAAACTCCGGATTGAAAGCGGCCATAAGGCCCTCGATTTTGGTCGGTTGCAAGAATACGCTTATCGCCACCCGTATTTAGGACAGCGAGGTATTAGTGAGGAAGTACAACGGCAAATGAAGATCGGTTACGACCGCTTTAGGCAGGCGGTGGTAATTCCGTGGTTTGATACAAACGGTAGATTGGCGAATATTAAGTATCGGAAAACGCGCGGCAAAGCATTCTGGTACGAAAAGGACGGAAAGCCAATTGGAGATTTGATATACGGATTACATCTCGCTTATAAACGAAATATTAAGCGGGCAGTATATTGTGAGGCGGAAATAGATGCGATGTCATTTATGACGGCTGGGGTTTTCGGACTGGCAAACGGATCCTCGTCGTTTAACCAACGAAAGGCAGAGCAAATATTGAAGTCGCCGATAGAAGAATTAGTTATCGTAGCGGATAACGATCCAGCAGGCGAGAAACTTCGAAAAGAACTTGAGAAATATTTAAATGGCAAAATGCGCTTGACAAATGGATATGTTTGTGAATTTAAGGATGCGAATGACTCGTTACTAAAAGAAGGAAAGGATTCGTTGATATCTGTAGTTGATAATGCGGAGCCAGTTCGATTAAAATTATCATACGTGAATTCACGTATTTTCGGTCGGAGGGAAGATACGAAACCTTCCCGGTAAATAGATGTTATTCCGTTTCCCATTCGTACAATTCTTCGATGTCACAATGTAGCTTAGCGGCAATATTACGCGCTCTTTCTACGTTAGGCAAATTACGCAGGCTGACATAATCCGTTATGGATTGCGGTGTAATACCGACTTTTAGAGCGAGTTCAGCTTGTGTAATGCCGTTCTTTTTACATAGTTCGGGAATACGGCACCTTCCGACTTTTAACGATGTAATCACCTCCTTTCTTAAATCGGAGGTTTAAAACTATTACTCTTCAGTGGCAGCAATTTTAACTACTTTTTCAATAGGTACATCAAGGTGTAAACAAATAGCTTCTACGGTACTTAAGTGTACGGACATTCCTCTGTTAATTCTAGCAATTGTTTTACTATGTAATACTTTATCTCTTAAATCGCTTATCACCATGTCTTTTTCTTTTAGTGTGACATGGAGAGGGGTGTAGTCAATCATTTTAACACATCCTTGAAAAATATTTCTCAATATTCAAATGTGTACTTTTGTGCACATTTGGGTTATAATTACATTATACCAAAATTTTCTTATACAGCATAGGAGGGTTTTCAAGTGTTAGGGTTTCATAGAGAGATATGCGATACTATCAATGATAGAGATGATATAACATTTTCAAGTGTAGCAGAAAAAATAGGAGTATCTAAGCAGTGTATGTCTAAATTTAAAAAGGATGGGACTATAGGGTTTAGAAAACTCTTGAGACTCTCCTATTATCTGTTTCCAGACGAACAACGTGAGAAGATGGAGAAATGGTGCTTACAACTAGATTCTGCTGAATCAATACAGCAGAGTTTAGAGTACGCTGCGATAACTCGAAACGTAAAGCTACTAAGACAATTAATTCAAATACACAGAAAAAGCGACGGAGTAATTAAAGATTATATAAACGTTTATAGCATTATTTATAGCTACATGCAGGGAAAAATAAAAGGAGTTGATTTAATCAAGAGTCTAAATAAGATCGGTCGTGTGGAAGATAGTACATTAAATATCCTTGTAAACATTATTAAATGTTATAATTATTTTGCTCAGAAAAAAATTCATATCATGTTAGAGGTAGCACGGGAGGCATCCTCCATGATAGAAGATTTAAGTGATAGTAGGAAATTATTTATTAAGGAGTGTTTTTTACATAGGTTGGCTGAAATTCTCGCTCCCATTTTTTTACATCGTAATCAATTACATTTAGCAAGAAAATGTGCTTCTTTAATAATCAATGCCAATATTTGCGCGAAAACCGTTGCAGATGCGTCATACTATGTAGGGATGACGTATTTGAATGAAGACAACGAAAGATGTCTAAAATATCTTCATAATAGTTACGTCATTGCCAAGACGATTGGAGTAGAGAGGTTCAAGGTACAAGCAAGAGATAGATTAGATTGTGTTAAAATTTATTTGGGAATACCATTAGGAGCGAAATCAGACACAAGACTTATTGAATATCAAAAGGATAATACAAAAGGACAATTAATAGATAGTATTATAGAAGAAAGGGGAGAAAAAGACTTTTTACTCTTATACAAAGCTCGCTCCTATAATTCGTTCTCAGAACTTTATGAATGTTTTCAACACTTCTTTTCTAACTCAAACTTCTTTTTCTCTAGTCTGGTTGCTAGGGAAATCTACGAACGAGGAGATCGTTCTGGATTGACCAAGTCACTTATAGACTTTAAAGTAAATATTGAAAATGAAAAGGGAGGAATTCAGTTTGAAGAAGATTTTGTTAGGAGTTTCTGTGGGTTTAGTAGCGATTCTAGGGTTGTTTGTGCTTAACACACCATTAGACAGTAACAATAATAATAATAACGCAAAAACAATGGCACAAGAAACCACTCCTGGTGGCTAAATCAGCGTGTACCATTAGAAAGCAGAGTAGCTATAATAGCTGCTCGTTTTTTTTTATGTAGAGAAAATGCTTATAAAAGTAAACGAAAAATAAAGTAAGATACTTGGTTGACTTTTCGATATTTCTGAAAATTATTTGTTAATATATGTTTATAAAGGATTTTTAAAAAAAGTGCGCGAGTGTGGCAACTTGTGCGTCATAGTTATTGTAAGGGGGAATAAGAAGTGAAAGACGAACAAAAATCAAATATTAACAAGATGGCAACCGAGTATCTTCGAACAGGAGATGATTTTGTATTTACGGATTTGTACATTAGTTTATCAGAGGTATATCGGGACAAGCTCCGATATTGGAGCACTGCTACATATATGGCAAACGAACATGATATAACTGGATTGTTCCACGATGTAATACAAAAGGTATTGGAAAGTTTACGAAATAACGTTGGCGGTGATTTCGTAAAGCTATTCACAGTATCACTCGGAAATGGCTATAAGTCACTATTACGGAAGTTACGTACTAGAAGGAAGTATGAGTTATATGATGGATCAGATAGTGATGAGGAAGAGAACACGGCAATGTTCGAAACTATCGCTGACGAATTCGATATAGAAGAACACGTTATAAAAAAGAAAGAAGCCGACCAGCGAGAGCTAATCGACTTCTTAACTGACCCGGGTGAGGTCAACGACGAGACAACGACGGCAATCGTTGAATCGTTTCTGTCAAGTGAAAATAAGACTCCAACGCCGACGGCAATCGGAAAAATGTTGGGGCTACATCACTCGACAGTTATACGCAAGCTCGAGCGCCTGGCAAAGCGCTTCGACGAAAGACAATTCGGTGATTACCAGGATTATCTTCTTGCGTAATACGTTCTATATACTTAGGCATTGTATATAGAACTCGTAAATCATAGCACGATTCTAAATACGTACAGAGGGGGCTAAATGCTACCCTTTGTACGTACAACTAACCGACTTGGCAGGTCGATTAATTGCAATGGTTTTGCTTAACGATGTGTTAAGCCGAAGTCCACTTTTAGTGTACCTCGTATTTTTATTATAACTTATGTTTGTAGTATTAACAATTGTTAATGAACTAAACTCCTAACGACAGTATCCAACATAAAAGTCGAAAAATGCACGTCGATATAACGTCATTACCCGTCGTTATCACCATCTTCACCTCCCCCGAATATGAACAACGGGTAGTGGCGTCATATGGGCGCTTGGCATTACAGCACGATGCGTTACGTCCAAAGTTCTTGATTTCTACCGATGTATCCCCCGCGTCGGTATTGCGTAATTGAAGTCAGTTACGTAATACGGGCGTGGGAGTCACCCAAGCTCGAATTTATAACGAAGGAGTTGTTTCAATGGGTATTAGAGAAACGTTAAAAAAGCGTGAGGAACAACGTGAAGCTAGCCAAAACGGAGGGAATAGCGAATTTCCGGAAGGTGTGACGCGTTACGTTCGAATGGGAAAACACGGTGAAGTAAACGCAGAGGGGCGTACATTCATCTTACTAGCGGAACCAGACGATTGGTATTTCTACTTCGTACACGAAGATAAAACATTCGATGGTAAACGTACGATTCACCGATTCCGAAAACACTCTTGTCTCCATTCACCGCTAGAAACAAACGCAGACATTACGAAATACTTCAAGCCAGGTAAAACGGAGTGTCCATCATGTAAAGTCGGTGCAAAACGTAAGATGTACGCAATGATTCCTGTATATGACTTGGAGTACGGCACTTACCGCGTGATCGATACGGCTGAGTTCCATATCAACAACATTATCGCCGACTACGATAAAGCCGAAAAGATGGGACGTAAGTTTAACCCGCAATATTCACTAGTAGGTGAAGCGGTTCACTTTAAACAAGTGGACAAGTCATACGCCCTTGAATCCGGTGAAGCGTCCGAAGACCAACTCGAAAAGGCTAAATCGTTTATTGGTATTGACTACGGGTTTGAGGACTTAGCAAACTTCCGTGAAGAAAGCGACATCATTGCATTGTTACAAGATGCGGAAGATGAAGCGATTGATAAATCGAAATTGCCAACGGCTTCGAAAAGTGCAAGCAACGAAGGAACACCAATCGAAATTGATGACGATTCGCTTCCGTTTTAAGGGAGCGTTTGGAAAGGGGCGTTTAGATGGCACACGAAACAACAATTAAGGGCGGTTGCTCGGAATTACGAGTAGCCCTCGCGCTCTTAAACCTCGGTTGGGAAGTAGCAAAACCGCTCATCCCGGAGGTTTACGACTTGGTAGCGCGAGACCCGCTCAACAAACAATGGTATAAAATTCAAGTAAAAACAATTCGCGTACGTCAAGACCGCGACAATGCATTAGTAGTACGTGCGACAAAAGGAAACGACCAGGCTTATACGTCTGAAGATTGTGACTATATCGCAGGCGTCGAAGGTGATCGAGTATTTATGTTCGAATGTGCAGGTCAACGTGAGTATTGGGCGACGGAAACTAGCGCGAGCCAACGGTGGATTGAGTTAACAGCAGTAACTAATAACGAAGAAAACGAGGAGGAAATTAAACATGGCTAAATTAGACGGAGTTAAAGTTGTTAATGAAAATACGGTGGAATTTAACGGGTTTGTTTATGAGTTAGTTACAGACGGAGGTAGAGTTGACGATTTAATTCAATGTTTCGAAGAAGGGTATGATGATTTAACGTACGAAGCATTCTACGAAGTTGTAAGAACTAATAAAATTAATGATATGAAATTCCTCGATGATATTAATGATGAGCGTAGCCGTGATTGTAATGACGACGATTGGAAAGTATTCCGCAAATCCCACGCAATCGCTTCCGACAAACTAACCGACGCGGAAGGCGTAGTAAAAATCGAATTACCTGATGGAACTAAACTCGAAGGTACCCCGTCTGCCTTAGAAAAAATTACTCGTAGTATGCAGGCGTTGCAAAATGAGCAGCAAGGGCAGGCGGAACAAGGAACTTCGGAAGAAAAGAGTGCCGAGAACGAAAGTGAGCCAATGGTAGAGCGTCTACAGGTCGGTGATTATGCGAAGGTAATCGGAGAAAGTAATCATTCAGGTAAAGTCGGAGACATCGTGAAGATTTTCCACGATAGTGAAGATAATCAACCATTTAAATGCGAAGATTTACAAGGAAGAGAACTACTTTATCCTTGGTTTCGCGAGCACGAACTAGTAAAAGCAACCGACGAAGAAGTCCTCGAAGCTAAACAAGCATTATTGAAAGAAGGCGACTTTGCGAGGGTTATTGGTGGAGATCATACTGAATATGTTTGCGGGCCACATAACTATGAAATCGGCACCGTCGTTAATCTAGTTGAATACGACAACGAAGATGGTGATGACTCGTTCAAAACCGCTTATATAAACGGTGGCGAAGCCTCAGCACCTTGGGTACACCGAAAAGACCTCGAACCATTAACGAAAGAAGAAGCGGAACATATCACCCGTGAAGCCGAGGAAGAAAAGAAAGCGAAGGCAGAGAAACTTAAGTGGGCGGCTATCGGTCGTGAGGTTGGTGAGATTAAGAAAGGTGATATCGTTCGTACGATTTCTCGCAGTTTAAGTGTCAATCCTGTAGGAACAATCGGAGTTGCTCGTGAGGACGGAACGGTAAATAGTTGTTCAACTGTCGCTTTAAAGGGTGATACAGGAAACTGGTCGAGAGTAGAACTTATCGTTCCAGTAGAACAACGCTTTGATAAAACGGAGTAACAAATGCGTATTTGCGAGAATTGTAGCGCCGTACTCAACTGTAAAGAATTCGTTTATGACGATCGCGAAGGTAACTCATTTTGCGATAAGCGTTGTTTCGAAGAGTGGGCGGAAAATAATCACGAAGTGGTAGTAACATTTTATTACCGATTAAATTGCAAGGAAACGGGGCGGTGAAAGTGACGCCAAAGTTAACGTTGAACTTAAAAATACCTGGCGCTGAAGCCGTTGAAGAAACGAAAGTACGGGTGGCAAAAGCGGTCGAGAGAAAGGCAAAGGCGATTGAAACGATGGAAGACGCATGGCAACGAATTCTATCGATGAAGAATAGTGAGTCTGATAGGCAGAGACTTGCGGAAGTAAAAGAAGCGATGATGAAGGGCGAAATTGGTCGTAGCCCTTCTGACCTCGCTAAACGTTTTAGTAAGGCGGAGGCTTTACGGTTATGGAAAGTGTTACACGGACGAAAGCGCGACGATAAAATACGTGAGATGGTGTTAGCTACACCGGATAATTACGTATTGGTTACCAATGGCAAGGTATTAAAGCAAATGTTAGACGATATGAAAACGTCCGATTTAGTTGGATTTGACTGTGAGACATTCGGTGAGGATAACGGAGCATTAGACCCGTGGAAAGGTGAAGTGGCTGGTTTTTCGATTTCGACGAGAACCCACAATTATTATGTACCGTTGAACCATGAAGAAGGTCCGAATTTAAGCGAAGAAGTTTTATTACAGTACGTTAAACCTGTACTAGAGCAAGTAAAAACCGTAATGCACAACGCACCTTTCGATTGTAAATGGTTTATGCAGCGTTATGGAATTAACTTAATCGATAACTTGCACGCGGATACACGTATTATGTCGATGGCATTAGACGAAAATCGAAACCATCGACTAAAAGATTTGATAACAGATTGGCTACGACAACCGAGTGATAACTTCGATGAGTTATTCGGTAAGACTGCGTTTAATGAAATACCGTTAGATGTAGCGTTAGTTTACGCAGCGGGCGATACGGAGAAAACCTTGAAACTTTACGATTGGATTATGGAATGGTTTGACAAACGAGAGGATTTACAAGATATCAAGTCGCTCGTTTTTAACATAGAGATGCCCGTATGTAGGCAGTTTATTAAGTCAGATTTAATCGGTATTAACTTCGATAAAGAGAAAGCGAAGGTATTAGATGAACAATTGGCAGAAGAAGAAGCGCAAATACAGCGTGAGATATACGAACTATTCGACGAAGAAATTAACTTAGGTTCACCGATGCAATTGAAGAAAAAGTTATTCGTAGATTTAAAGTTACCGGATATAGAAAACGGATCAACAGGCGTAAAAGCATTGAAGAAGTTGAAAGGGAAACATCCCGTAATTTCTAAGATTCTCGACTATCGAGGCGTCAGCAAACTACGTGAAGCATTTACGCAAAAGTTACCGAAGGAAATTAAACACGATAACAAAATACATCCGTGGCATAACACGTACGGAGCGGCGACAGGACGGTTCACATGCAAATCGCCAAACACCCAGCAAATCCCCGCGAAACGTCCTGAAATACGTCACCTGTTTACATCGAGTGCAGGTAAAATACTCGTTTCTATAGATTACTCGCAAATTGAATTACGTGTCTTGGCACATATGGCCAAGGAGCCGGAACTAATCAAGGCGTTCAAAGAAGGACGCGACATTCACTCGACAACGGCAGCGATGATTAGTAACGGTAAATACACGTATGAGGATATCGAAACTAACAAAGATACAGACGGTTCACCTGAGCAGAAATTCCGTAAGCAAGCTAAGGTGGTTAACTTTGGTATTGTATACGGAATGAGCGACAAAGGGTTAGCCGATACGTTAAGCATTACGAGAACCGAAGCGCAAACAATTATCGATAACTACTTTAAAGGTTACAAAGGGATTCAACGGTATATGGACGAGCAGAAACTATTGGCTCGTAAGCAAGGTTACATTACGGATATTTTCGGTAGGAAACGTCGGTTACACACCGAGTACAAGTCGAAAGACCGTTTCTTACATTTTCGTGCGGATCGTATGGCTGGTAACTTTCCGATTCAAGCGTCAGCCGGTTCGATTTTAAAGAAAGCAATTGTAGATTTACAGCCCGTACTATTGAAATATAACGTAGATATATTACTCCAGGTACATGACGAATTGTTATTCGAGTGTCCGAGAGATATTTCGAAGGAAGCTCTATTCGAATTAAAAACTACGATGGAAAACGCAGTTAAATTACTAGTTCCCGTCAGATGTGACGTTGAGATAAATCCAGAACGATGGTTAGAAAAAGTTAGTATCGAAGAATGGTTTAACGAAGAGGAGGGTGTAAATGATTAACCTATCCGAAGTATCAACGAAAGAACTAAGCGAGGAATTAGAGCGACGAGAGGGTATTATCACCGTTCAGGTCGAGCCTTACGAAAAGATAGAAGTCGGAGGAATCGTGGTTAACGGACCGGCAATCGTTTTAATAAATCAAGATTAGGAGGCGTTGACTTATCGCAACGAAAACTAACGCAGCACAATTACTACGTCAGAATACGCAGGAAACATTCGCTTATGAAATCGCAGAGGAATTCCGTAACTTCCTCGAAACATGGCATTCTTATTCGGAGCCTTATGATACTTCGTTGGATATTTGGCTCCACGAAAGCTATGCGAGAGTATTAAGAAAAGGCGGATACTTAGACTATCGAAGTTTACCGTATTTCTCTCCTTCGTCAGCTAACTCATGTCCGAGGGAGCTTTACGAAAAGGCATTACGAAGTCCACGTGATCAAACCGAAGTGAAGCCATGGCAAAGACGATGGCAATTTCTTGGTACGTCAGTGGGCGATGCAATCCAACGTGATATTTTACTAGCGGAACGCCATTACGAAAAATTCACCAGTGAGAAACCACGTTTTAAATTTGAACGTACGAAAGACGGTTATCCAGCGTTTGAGGATTTCGTTAAAACTCGTAAGGTAATCGAACACAATAACCAACAATTCGCTTTAATCGGTACGTGTGACGGCATTTTAGAATACATCGATGAGCATGGCGTAATTACACGCGTCGGACTCGAAATTAAATCGAAACAGACTACCTACAGTAAAACTTCCGAATATTCACTGCGTGAACCTGGTGCCGACCACGTCAAACAAGTTACATGCTACTCGTTAATGTACGACTTAGATTATTACATCGTACTTTACATGAATGCGTCGAAAAAAGCGTGGAATATGAGCGAAGAAGACTATATGAAATACCCAGATTTCAGAGCGTTCGGTGTTGCAATAACGGACGACATGCGTGATGAGGTACTAAACAAGTTTGCTAGTGTAGTAGCGGCCGTAAAAACGAAGCAGCCTCCGAAACTAGATATCGAGCATTGGACATTTAACAACTTCAAAACGGCATGTGCTCAGTCGCTGAGTGATGGAGAGTACGAGGAAATAAAAACGCAAGTCAGTCGGGTAAAGCGTTCGAGTTTATCAGATGCGAAGAAAGCCCCGTATATTGGGGCGTTGGAGTTTATCGCTAAAGTACGGGAGGGAATGTAATGAAAACTGTAAACGTCACTTATTTTAAACGAAGCGGAAAATATTACACATCTGAGACTATTGAAATCTCTGAGGAATTAAATGGGTATGAAGCCCTAGCTGAAGAAATACCTAAACATCATCGTATTAAAGAAATGGTGATGTTAGTGCAAGATAGCGAAGATGGTAAAGAGCCGTATATTGTTCCTCATTTATATAATCCGAAAGTTGGCAGTTTTGAATGACAAATCGTAAAAAGACGTTTCGTGTTTTATCAGTTGATACAAGTTTAGGTAGTCCAGGAATCGCCGTCATAGACGTAATCAATGGCAAGCCTAAACTAATCGACGTATCACACGTTAAAACAAAATCAACTGAACCAATCGCTTTACGTACGAAAACTATCGAAGCATGGGCGCACTTGTTTATCCGCAAGCACGCGCCCTATGATTTGATAGTTCGAGAGGGTTTCGCTAGTAAAATACCACACACGAACTATACGGTGTTTAGCGCATGGAATGCGGTAGATCGTGCGTTAAATGATTTCGGTTTAAAAGTCGATGATAGTATCGGACAGGCTTCCGTTAAAAAGAAACTACTCGGTAAGGGACGAGCGGAAAAGGAAGAGGTGGAGGCTGGCGTGAGGCGATACGTTGAATGGGGTGTGTTTAAGACGAGTGATGAGAGCGATGCGTGTGCGATAGGGTTAGCGTATTTAATCGACAAAGGGATTGTTATGAAGGTAAATCCGAAGGAGGAAACGGAATGAGTGAAAGCACAAGATGCCCATTATGTCGCGGAAATGGTTGTGTTGGTGGTGTTTACGATGGAGATCAATTGATACCTGCCGAAACGTGTGAGTGGTGCGACGGCACAGGCGAGTATAAGGAGGTCACTAAATGAAATACGTACTCCACCGACTAGGAATCGTATTTTCACCGCCGCTCACACAAAAAGGAGTCGGACCGTTTCCTATCAATTTCGCAAGAAAACGTTTTGAACAACGTATTAGATTAATCGAAGAATTCTTACGTAAGCAAAGGGAGGACGTACAATGAGCGACAAGCTAAATGAGTTATTCGAATTACAATCCGAACTAGATAACCGAATCATCTCCGAAAGAAACATCAATAAATCAATCGATGAGTGGGTTGTAGGTATCACGTTAGCAATGGAAAGTGAGATTGATGAAATTAGACGTGAAGTAAATTGGAAGTGGTGGAAGAACGAGAAGGAAATCGATAAGGAAGCGCTACAAGGCGAAGTAATCGACATGTGGCATTTCTTAATCAGTCTTTCGCTTAAATGTGGGTTATCATCGGAAGATGTTTATCGAATTTACCTAGAGAAGAATCGAGAGAATCACGCAAGGCAGGACGGCACATCGTCGAAGGAAGGTTATGCGGTTGGACAGCTCGAATTTGATTTCGAAAACGGAGGCGTCAAATAATGAAGCCCGTCAAAGCACAATGTGAAACATGCAATCACGTATTTATCGCACGTTTCCATAAACTTCACCTACCTAACCGAGTAGACAAACACTTCTTTATCTGTCCGAATTGCAAGGAAGAGTACGTAAGTTACTATTCGAATAGAAAAATGCGTCAATTACAACGTGAGATATCCGAAATGTATGGTAAATTTCGTAAATGCAGAACGGAAGAAGAAGCCGAATTATTAAACATGAAATTACAGAAGAAACAAGCGGAGTATAGACGGGTTAGGGACGAATTGAAAACGGAAGTGGAGGGCGAATAAATGACGGTACTTGCGTGGATAGTTATCGCAATTTCATTAATGTTTATTGTAATGATAACAACGAATGAAAAATACAAATTAGCAGTACGAATTACAACGATAGTAATTTTCTCACCGTCGTTACTGTTAAGCGTTTTATACCTAATTAACTAAGGAGGACGTTAATATGGCGGAAATAGTTAAAATCGAAAGTAAAGACGGAAATATCTACGAGGTTGACGGAAAGAGATATCGTGAGTTGACGAAAGAGCCAGCGATTGGGGATACGGTGTTAGTCGTTGATGCTTGGGAAGATGGAGAGGGCTACGAAGAGGGTGAAGTTCATACACTTACTAAGATTCTTAGTCGTAATCACGAAGACGTAAATGCAGTAAGGTTCGTCGATAAGGAAGGCAGGAACAATTATCTTAAATTATCCGAATTCGTAATCGTTGAACCAATCGAAAGTGAAACTCCAGCCCATTTACCTTACTTGTCTGACATACTTGACGATATTAAAACGAAACTAACACGCCTAGAAGAACGAACGGAAGAAAACCATCGTAATATCCTAACGTTCTCACAAACGGCAGAATCCGCACGTAGTGATGCTTCGAAAGCAATTGGCGGTGTTAACGCACTAGACGAACAGCTAGATTTAGTACGTGAAGATATCGTATTCCTTGACGAAAAGATAGACGAGTTAAAGGAAACAACGCAGACGCAAGGTACACCGCAAAACATTACGATTATTATTAACGTTTTAGACATCGGATCGGCTAAAGCAATCGTTGAATCCTTTACGAAAGGGCGTGAGTAATTTGTTATGTAACGCTAAGAAAATCGCTATTACGGGCAAGGCGCGTTCTGGGAAAACGGAGTTATCTCATTACGCTTGGATGCTGTACGGATTCAAGGAATTCGACTTCTCCACCGTGTTAAAGGATGAGTTCCATCGACTGTTTCCGCATATCCCACGAGACCCGAAACCACGCGCTTATTATCAAAAGTTCGGTCAGTGGTTACGTGAGATTGATCCGGATATTTGGGTAAAGATGACGATGGATAATGTACACAAATATTGTTTCGAGGATTCGTTAAACAAAGTGAATCACAAGCCAAAAGTGTTAGTAAACGGAGTGAGACAGCCTAATGAGTATCAGTGGTTACGAGAAGAAGGTTTTATAATTATCCGAGTAAACGCATCGGATGACTTACGTATTGGTAGGGCGCACAGCGCGGGCGATGTATTTACCGAAGCTGACCTGGCACATGAAACGGAAAGTCATATCGATACTTTCGAAGTAGATTACGAGATTAATAACGTTGGTACTATCGGGGAGATGTATGGTCAGTTCGATGCGATTATGCGAGATATCGGAGTGCAGTCGGTTAGTAATAAGGAGATTATGGCAGATGCTTTTAGCGATTTGAGAGTTATTTTATAAACAGAAAGGTGGCGTTTCAATATAGGTAAGTTAGAGCTCGCTGGATTAAAGTTCGGCAGATTGACTGCTATCGAATGCGTAGGAAAATCAGATAGAGGAGCGTTTCTTTGGAAATTTAAATGTGATTGTGGAAATGAAGTCGTTAAAGAAGGTAGGACGGTAAAAAGAGGAGATATAAAGTCATGTGGTTGTTTAGTGGTTGAACATGCAAAGTACTTAAACTATTCGAATGGTTTTGGAAGAACAAAACTATACGGAGTGTATAAAGGAATACTTGATCGCTGTAATAATCCTGAAAATAAATCTTTTAAAGATTATGGTGGAAGAGGTATTAAGGTAATTGAAGAATGGGAAGCTGATTATTTAGTTTTTATGGAATGGGCTTTAGCGAATGGGTACAAAGATGGATTATCTATAGATAGAATTGACGTGAATAAGGGGTACTCACCGGAAAATTGTAGATGGGCTACTCGGGATGTACAAGCTAACAATAAACGAAATACTATATTGATAAATTACAAAGGGAAAACGCAATCATTAAAAAGATGGTGCAAAGAGTTAAATCTAAATTACTACACAATACACTCAAGAATAACTCGAAATAACTATTCGTATATAGGCGCTTTAGAGAAGCCAATTAAATACAGAAAAGAGGAAACAAAATGACAAACGTAATCGTATACACAAAGAACGCGTGTCCAACGTGCAAACAAGTTTTATGGAGCTTAAACGCCGCTAACGTACCTTATAAAACTCGTAACATCGACGAAGACCCATCGCATGCTGCCTGGATGGCGGACAAGGGGTATATGAGCGCACCTGTAACCGTGTTTCCTAGCGGAAAGGAAGTAGTTGGGTTTGATATGGGAGAGTTTGCTGTGGAATTAGGACTTTAGGAGGCGGTGTAATGAAACGTTATTACTTACCGGAAATGGACGTTTTTAATCAATATGAACCAAAAGTACGTAATAAATTAATAAAAGGGTATCACAGAAAACTAGCGTCAAAGCATCGTTATTTTGTACGTTATCAAGTATCGAAGGAACGTCCTTTTTATACTGACGCTGATTTATCAGAAATCATTTCCGTTTTAGATGATATCGAAATAATTAACTGTAGATGGGATGCTAAAGAATGGAATATAACTCCTTGGAATTATTTCGTAAATAGCGGAAAGGTGTACGAAGGTTACAAGGATATGAATGCTATCCCATTTGCGCAAGGTTATAGCGGCGACGATGTAGGCAAACGAACTGACGACGGTTTTTATTACAAATACTTCAACGGCAATAACTGCGCGTACTGGCGCGACCGAAATTCCGAAACGCCTACATGGCATTTAAGGTACGGTAACCAATACGTGAATTTACGTAATGATAATTTCTACGTTGGTATTTTCGGAAGTACAAAGGAAACAAAACATGTGCCAGCCGAATTGGTTTTACCGTTATTAAAGCAAATGAACGCTAAGAAGTGGCGTGGATTTTACGACGACGAAATCGACTTTATTTTGGAGCAAACGGGAATTGAACGGAGGTTGTTATAACGTGAAAGTAACAAATTTAGAAGAGTGTCAACCTCGTTTCGTATCATTTTGTAAAGCGCACAACTTATCTGAAGGTGACGAATGGCAAACGTGGGATTACATGGTGTGGGTTGCGAACAAGGCGAATGAGTTTCGTAGATTACACGGTTTAAAGAATTGGGATTCGTTAGGTAAGTTAGAGAATGGGCAGGATCGGTTTAAAAAGTATTTATTTGAGGAGGCGGTTCAATGACTTTTAAATACGTATCATTATTTTCCGGTGTAGGTGGATTCGAACAAGCGTTAAACAAACTCGGAGGGAAATGCGTTATGTCCTCCGAGATTGATAAATTTGCAAATCAAGCCTACGAGGTGCTTTACGGTCATAAAACAGTAGGTGACGTGACGAAAGTCGCTGCGGAAGATGTCCCAAATCATGACCTTTTAGTAGGTGGGTTTCCTTGCCAGGCATTCTCGGTAGCGGGCAAACGATTAGGGTTCGATGACACACGAGGAACGCTATTCTTCGAAGTTGCACGTATTGCTAAAGAAAAGCAACCGAAACTACTACTGTTGGAAAATGTAAAAGGACTTATTTCGCATGATAAAGGTAAAACACTAGATACGATTATTAAAACGTTAAATGACATTGGATATACGGTAGATTTCAATGTACTGAATTCGAAGTATTTCGGAGTACCGCAGAATCGTGAACGGATTTTTATCATTGGTGTTTTGAACGGGGAAACAGAGTCGTGGAAAATCGAAGGTAATAATGTAGTTGCAAAAGGTAAGCGACGTATCTCATCTTACGAGGGTGTAAAAACATTCAACTTTGACTGGCCTACGCAAGATGTAGTAACGACTAGATTACGAGATATTTTAGAAGACGAAGTGGACGAGCGTTATTATCTTAGCGAAGAGAAGACGGCTAAGCTGGTGGCGCAACTACATGATAATTACCCGATAAATCAAGACGGTAAGATTAGCGGTCTTTGTACCGAGGAAAATATATCGCCAACGTTGGATGCTAGTTACGCTAAAGGTATAGGGCCCAGCGATATTCCACTAAACAGGCACAGACGAACACATATTGTTGAGCCTCAAATGGTTGGTCGCATCGACATAAAAGGGCATGACGCCATCAAGCGCGTTTACAGCGCAGAGGGCGTTTCACCAACACTAACGACAATGGGCGGAGGACATCGAGAACCGAAGATAGCGGAGCCTCAAGTAATCGCTAGAGGAGAAGACTTATCACTTTGTCTCACCTCAAGGTATACGGCAGGACCACGAATTGATAAGAAAATGCATACTCATATTTTAGAAGAAGTCCGACCTGTATTAGCGCCCGATCGTATCGAAAAACGACAAAACGGGCGTAGATTCAAAGAGAACGACGAACCTTCGTTTACATTAACCGCACAAGACAGACACGGAGTGGCAATCCGTGAGGCAACGAAGCAAGGATATGTAATCGCAGAGGTTGGGGATTCAATAAACGTTCAGTTTCCAAATAGTAAAACCCGACGCGACCGCGTCGGCAAAGGAGTCGCTCAAACGCTAGAGACATCATGTAATCAAGCGACACTTACATCTTCATATAGGATTCGTAAACTAACTCCAAAGGAATGTTTCCGACTACAAGGCTTTCCAGATTCCGAGTTTGATAAGTTAGTTGGCGCTGGCATATCGAACTCACAACTATATAAAATGTCGGGCAACGCCGTAACTGTAAACGTAATTGAAGCGATTGGCACCCGCTTATTAAAATACTTAGCACATAACGAGATAGGCAGTCGTTATGTAACGGAAAAAGGAGCGTGAGTAAATGGGCGTAAGTAAATACGACAACGAAGCGGCACACCGTCGCATTGAGCAAAACTACGCACTGGACAACCCGAAATCAATCGATTTATTACTACGACATTTACCCTATATGCAAGAGCGTAGATTTAACGGCGATTACGCTGCATCGGATATACTAATCGATTTAGAGACGGCAATCTCAACCGCGGACTTGACGGATAGGCAGCGTCAAGTCTTGCGGTTAGTATATTGGGACGATTTAACGCAAGAGATGGTCGGAGAGAGGTTGGGTGTGCGACAGGAAGCTGTGAAAAGACATATCAGAATCGCGGTAGTAAAAATATCACGTGTTTTTGAATGCTGGGCAAGACGTGGTGAAGGGTACAAATTGACAGTTTAGGGGATGGGTAGATGAATAGTATGTCTAATAGCATTATTAATGAGCTTTATACGTGTTTAAAGAACGATATACCTTACCGCTTAATCGGTGCTGATTACGACTTACGTAATAGATTAGAACGTGCTACTGTCGTCGATATACTTTCTAATTACTACACTATGGACGAGCGCAGTTTAAAACGTCTCTCGGACTTTTTAGTGAATGAGGAATTGACGGATAGTCATCCTGATAAAATGAGTCGAGAAGAGTATCCGTTTATGAGTGATACGCAATTATCACGTAGGGTAGCAGGCATACACCGTAAAAGGGACGGAAAAGGAATATTAGAAGTCCAAATAGGTCTTGCAGAGAACTACGGAACTGATGGTCGTAATTATAATCGACCACTTAGAAGAAAACGAACTTTTAAGGAAAATATGTACGTTGATGAGCAAGTGTTGTCACGAAACAAAGAACGCAGGAAGAAATACAGTAGTTTTATTAACGGGAAAACTAACGGAGTATATACGGTAGATTTAGAAACCGGAGATAAAACGGTACATGACGATAAAAAATATGAAGAAATTTATCAAAAGTAGTACTATTTTACATCGTTAGTTATCTATGCATTATGAGGAAGTCCAAATAACGAGTTTTATTATGTAATTTTTATATAATTACGTAATGAATTGATATTGAATTGCGGTGTATATCTGCGGAGTACACTTAAGGAGTGGGATGCGTCCTTACTCCTTTTTATTTTTACCTAACATATGAAGTTTTTGTTAGAGACGATATAAAACGATAAGGAAGGAGTCGATTAAATGGCGGATATTAAATCACGCGAATTAAACGCACGAAACAGCTTACAAATTAACGTAGAATTAGACGCTTCGGAAGCAATTAAAAGTTTAAAAGCGATTCAAAGAGAAGCGAAAGCCGCAACGAAAGCACTTCGAGAATTGGAAGAAGCACAGAAAGCGGTGAGTAACTAATGTCTACTTTAAGAATTATCGATGTAACTACCGGCGAAGACCGTACACAAGAATATAGTTTAGTTAACCGTAAGCAAGCCGAAGGGTATAAACGTGCTATCGAAAAGGAACAGTATCGTTTATTAACACGCGGTAAGAATTGGGTAGCAAGTTACCACGATCCTATTCGAGAAGTCATAACGGGATTAACTTTAAAAGAGGCAGGAGCAATTATAAAGCTCTTGCCTTTTTTGCGTTTTAAAAGCGACGGTAAATTAATTAAGGATGGTAAGCCATTAAAACAGCAGGACATTCAACGTATCTTTAAGCGTGGTAAAGCCGCTACTACTAAGATATTAAATCGCTTAGAGGAGCTAAGTGTTATCCACGTTATTAAAGAAGGACGTAGCAACGTTTACTATATAAGCGCTAACTTTCATACGATGGGTGACGTTAAGGATGGCGAGTCATTTACGAAACTCTACCAGGTGAAAACGCAAGAAATTGTAGCTGATCTCGATTTAAATGAAGTCGGTTTACTTTATAAGATTCTACCGTTCTTTCATTTTCAAACGTATTACTTATGTAGTAATCCGAATGAGCAGGACGCAAAGGAAATCAAGCATTTGAATCGTGAAGAATTAGCGGAAGTTACTGGGCACGATTTAGCAACGATAAGTGTTACCGTTAATAAGTTACGTAGTAAGGGTGTTATCATGACGACTAATAGTAGAAATAGTGTTAGGTATTTAGTTCATCCCGATGTTATGTATCGTAAGGATACTGAGGATGAATATACGGAAGTTGTACGTAGAATGTTTGCGGAACACATAGCTCAAATCTAAACAACGTGTGACGAAAACGATACCTATTGGAAATTATCGTAAAAACTATGTTGTCAAAACGATACCTATTACCCATATCTATGTTGTCAAAACGATACCTATTGAAACTGCCATGAGCCTTAGAGTCACAACGGTTATAGACGGTTTTGAGCAAATTTCTTCTCTTTATCTTGTTGTGTAATTAATACGTAAGAAATAGATAAAAGATAAAACCTTGCGGCTACCATTTCGGCTATCGCCTCCATTTCGCCGCTACTATATTAATTATATTGTCGATAATAAATACTTTATCGGTGAGGTAATAAAAGGATAGTGGCAGACGGCTTTGGAGCGAAGCGGAAAAGGCGGATGCAAGGTCTTATTTATTTTATCTTTTAACTAACGTTATCATAGGCGTAATATAATACGTTCATTTAACGATAATATACGGTCTAAACTGAGCCTATTAAATGGATTACTATCGGTGTGTTATTACGTATATCGGAAGCTAATATGAAACGGTACATTTACGTCATATATAATAGGAAGAAACTCGACTGGTATTACGTCAACAGGACGCTATGTATTTCCGAATTACCGGGCGACGCATTCACGACGAAGACGCCTCGAAAACTTCGACCCTAATGTTGTATAACGTATACATTATTTCTTTATTCACTCGATGAATAAACCGCATGATATCAACGTTTGTAATCTATGCATAAACGGTATAAATCATATGCAATAGCGGTAAGTAGTACAAACGTTGATATGACAAGGTTTATGCGTGTTTGTAACCAAGGTGATTACTTCGTATAACGTGAATTATGTAAACTAATGATGAATAAAATCCTGCATAAAACCTACGGATTAAAAAGCCCCGGGGGCGTTCGAAATGAACAACGGCGCGCAGGGCCCGAATGATTTCCTACAAATTTTAAAACCTCGGGTCTATTTTACCGATAACTTACTCGGAATCTATAAACGTAATCTATTACGAATACAAATACAATACAATTAATTTGCGTAGTCGAAACGCTAGAGTTTTGTCTACGTTTTTCGTGTTTAAAACGGAAAGGAGGACGTTACATGAGCGATAAAAAACGACGCTTAGAAACGCAACTTACCCGTGAACAAATCACGGCAGCAACTTTACTCTCGATTAATAAATTCTTACCAAAAGCAAGTACGATTGATGATCCGGAAGAATTAGCGAAAGCAAAAGAAAACGGACAAGTACGCTTAACACTCGAAGAAATCGCTGAAAAATCGAATATCAGCACGCGCCAACTTTATACATGGCGACACCGTGACAGCAACTTTATCGAATACGTCAATTTGCTTTCTTCAGACGCTTTTATGTCGCATCTACCTGACGTTATGCAAAAGCATCTCGATATGATGTTAAAAGGACAAGGTTCGATGAAAGGCATCGAGTTATTCTATAAATTTGGCGGTTTATTAGTCGATAAACAAGAAGTTAAGACGGAATCAGCAGACAGCGGCTTAACGATGGAAGAACGTCTCGCTCGATTAAAAGAACGTACGGGCGGCGGGCAGTAATGGCGTGGCTTGACGGTAAATGGCTAGCTAGACAAGAACGCCAACAAGCGATAAACGATCGTTTATTATTACGAAAAGAATACGAAAAACTCGCTTCAAAAGGCGACTTGCTAGAACACGACGTCACACAATGGGAAGCATTAGAGGACGAATTGGAAAAGTTACAACGCGTGCATGCTTGCGAGCACGACGTACTTCGTTTTACTTATGAATACTTTTCCGATGAACTAAACCCTGACAACGAATCGAATTTGATTCCAGCAGGGCAGACGTTAGAAACCGCAGCAGACTTTCACCGGACGCTATGTTCGTTACTCGACGATATTACCGAAGGGAAAACGAAAAGTAACGTAGGGTGGTCGGTAGGGCGACGCCATGCAAAGACCGCTTACCTTTCGAATTCTTATCTGTGTCATCAAGTAGTCTATCGATTGCAGAAGTATATTGTAGAAGTTTCCGAAACTACAGACGTAGCAGGTGACTTCATTAAATGGACAGTAAACCAACTCAAGTTTAACGAAAAGCTACGTGAGGATTTCGGTGGAATACTGCACCCGAAGCCGTCCATGAACGAAGTCGATAACAAATACGAATTTATTACGTCTACAGGTACGAAAGTAGAAGCGAAGGGTATTGGTACACAGATGCGTGGGTTACGTCATTTGTCTGAGCGCCCAGGCCTCTTTATCCTTGACGATTTAGAAAGCGGAGAAAATACGAATACGCCGGAATTACGAGCGAAGAACTTGCATTGGTTCCGTTCTGAAATGATTGAAGCGCTGGGTTTCGGAGGTATTTGCGTTTACATGGGTACTATCGTTCATTACGACTCGTTATTGAACCACGTTCTTACTAAACGTAAAGATTTTATATCACGTAAATTCCCGGCTGTTTTATCGTGGTCAGAGCGAGAAGATTTATGGGAAGAATGGAGAAAGCTCTACAATGCAGATGAAAAAGACGCAGTAGATCAAGCTGACGCCTTTTACGAAGCAAATAAAGACGAAATGTTACGCGGGACGCAGGTATTATGGCCGCAAGCATACGATTATAAGTATTTCATGGAAAAACGTGAATCGATGGGTGCTCGAGCATTCAACCAGGAATACCTCGGCAACCCTGTCGACGAGGAGTCGCAAGTATTTAAACCTGAATATTTCACGTACTGGACTGATAAGGATATTGAAAACAAGCAATTAGAATATTTTTGCGGGATAGACTTCGCCATGGGTAAAGAAAAAGGCGATTATTCTGTTATTTTGACCGTTGGGCGTTCATCTAACGGTATTTTTTATGTCGTTGATACGTTCATTGAACGTGTGCATCCCGATATCTTATTGCAAAAAGCGGTAGAGAAATCGCTTCAGTATCAATATTCGGGCATTGCAGTAGAAGCACAACAAGCGCAAGAATGGTTTGCGGACAAGCTATCTCAAGCGTTACAACAATCTGGCTACCCGTCGGCTACTCGTATGAAACAAATCAAACAAAGGACACGAAAGGCCCTCCGTATTGAGTCATTATTACCGGACATTCAAGCGGGCCGTATTCGATTTAGAAGAGACCAGCGTTTACTACTCGAAATGCTAGAAATGTACCCGAATCATAATCATGACGACGGGCCAGATGCTCTACACATGGCAGTTTCGACAGGAAGTAATAGTCACACAGTTGTAAGAACAATTAGAAAAAGGATGAGATAGAAAGGAGGGAAACTTATGAATCGACCTATGGCAGACTACAACATATTAAATCCGTCTGACATGGACGAACTGTTATTTTCCCCTTGGCAACAAGCTATTGGAAAAGAAACGTGGGATCGTATCAACCGACAAATTCGTTACTACGAATACTACGACGGAAAACAGCACGTTGATCCAAATACAGGACAACTTGTAAGAGCTAGAGAATTACCACGTCCAGACGGATTGGATTACGACCCAACCCGTTATGCTACGAATTATTTTAAAGTTATGATTAACGAGAAGGCGCGTTGGCAAATGGCGGGTAAACATGGTATTTCTGTGTCTCCGATGCAGATCGATTCAATCGAGGAAATGCTACAGATGGACTACAAGCCATCCGAGGCACAAATAACTGAAAACCAGCGAGCAGACAGTTACGAAAAGTTGTTGTACAAGCTATGGAAAGAAAATAAAATGCGCGAAAAACTGATTCAAGCAGCAAGGGATAGGCTAATCGTTGGTAGAGTCGCTTGTAAAATCGTATTTAATCCTAATAGTGGGAAAATCAAGTGGGTTTTCCGTCCAGATACTGAAGTTATCCCGATTTATTCAGATGACGATTATGATGAATTAGAAGCGGTACACTTCGTTAACTTTAAACGTCTAAATAATGAGGAAGTTATCTATAAACAAACGTTTAGTCTCGAAGAAGGGCAGTGTTACTTGGAAGAAGCCTATTACGATAAAACGTTGAAAGTTGTCAAGGAAATTCAACCTAAAACGGCAATGGGTATTGACTTCATTCCAGTAGTTCTGTTTCCTGTTAATGATTTAAGTGCTTCTGACGCAAATAACACGGAAGTTGACGATATGAAAGAGCAAACGGATATATTAAACCGCATGAATGAAGACGCTCTTGACTCGCTTAAATTTGAAATGTTCTCAATGACCGCCTTGTTGAACGTACCTGAAGGAACAGCAAATAAATTACAAATCGCCCCAGGTGCTGTACTTGAAGCAAAAGGCGGAATGGACGGGCAAACGCCCGACATTAAAAAAGTCGAAGGTGGTTTCCGTTGGAAAGAAGCGTTTAAGGATCAGTATGCAAGGGTAAAAGGAGCGTTACATGAAATCACTTCGTTACCACAAATCGTACCGTCCGAAATGAACTTCGGGGGATTAAACAGTGAGACATTACACGTACTGTTCCATGATATTATCCAAGAAACCGAAGAGCATTGGTTGTCGTGGGGACCACGTTTGGAAGAATTACACGAAAAGACAATCCGATACTTACAAGCGAGGGTTGACCGACCTAAATTCGGATACGACCGAGAAGTAGTGAAAGCTATCGGTGACAACTATGACAATGAGATTCGATTTGTTCTTCCTTTACCAGATAATCGTAAAGAACTAGTCGAACTATTGACAGAAGAAACGACAGCAGGATTCGAATCCATTGCTGGCGCGATGAACCGTTTAGGTGTAGAAAACATCACCGCTAAGAAACAGGAGATTTCAAACGAGCAACAACGACGAAAACAAATAACTGATCCATATGGAGGTAGTGAATAAATGAAATTAGTAAATCGAAAGAAAACGTCATTCAGACTACGCCTAGGGAATTTACAACACTTTTCAGACCCTAATCCTGGCGACCCGCAAGACCCACCAACACCGAAGCATACTGACGAAGATGTTCAGCGAATGATTGACAAGGCTTTAGCAAAAGCGAAAGCAGAAGCTGATGAAAAGGCGGAGAAAGAACGTCAAAAGGCAGAGCAGGAACGATTAAAAGAGAAAGAAGATTACAAGAAGCTGTATGAAAACTTACAGCAACAATTAGCTCAGCAGAAAGCAAAAGCACTGGACGCTAAAAAAGAGGCGATTTTAGCAAGCGCTAATTATGCGCCAGAACAAATCGTTTTAGTCAAAGACCTGTTAAAAGGCGAGACGGACGAAGAATTGCAACAATCGTTGGAGTCCGTAAAATCAGTAGTTTTACCTTTAGGGAGTGGCGCCGATCCTTCGCCTGGTAATTCGAAAAGAGATAATCCAGAACCGAAGGATTTAGCAGACGTTGGTCGCGAGTTATACGCGAGATTAAAAGCCAACGGTAAATTATAAGAAAAAATAAGGAGGAATATTAATGCCAGTTTACACACCGAAATTTACAGAACAGCCGTTTAAAAGCGGCAAAAACATTTTAGCGAGTGAACACTTGCAGTATATCGAAGGAGGAGCGACATTAGACGCTACTAAATTCGGTGCAAAATACGTTGAATGTGGTACGGCTATTGCTCGTAACACATCTACAGGTAAGTTTGAACCTTATAAAGACGGTACAGAAGGTGCACTGCCGACTGGATTCGATGAGTTCGCTATTCTCGATATTGATTGGGATTGCGACGGCAAAAATGACGGAGTAGTCGGTCAAGTAATTATTCGAGGTTCAGTATACGAAGCAAAACTCGTAGGTGTTACAGAAACATTCAAAAAAGCCACACCACTAATTCGATACGTAAAACACATCTAATCAAGTCGCTATTAAAGCGGCTTTTTATTATGAACTTTAACGGAAAATTAAGGAGGAATATAAATGTCAGGTATTACACAACTAAAGGAATTTCAAAAGCCCGCACTTCGCGGTTTGGTAGACGCATTAGAAAAGGAAAAACAAGACGCACCATCGTTAGCAGACCGTTTCTTACCAAATGATCAAATCTTTTCTACGACATTTGCTTACGATGTAATTAAGAAATCGAATCATATTGCAGCGATGATTGGTTACGGTGCAGAGCCGCCAGTAGTTGACCGTGATGCAGTAGCGTCTAAAATGGGCGAACTTGCGAAAATGGGTCTTAAATATATCGCTACGGAAGAGGAGTTATTAGCGTTAAATCAATCACGTTCTGATACTGAACACAAAGCGATGATTGATAAATTAATAGTTAAAGGTGCTGACTTAGTAAAAGCGTTACAACGTCGAGTTGGTATCGCTAAATTAGAAGCAGTTACGAAAGGTAAATTCGACTATAACAAGAACGGTGTAAAAATCGTTGTTGATTACGGAATTCCAGCAGATCAAAAGATTGCTTTAACAGGCACGAACGCGTGGACGGACGTAAATGCAGACGCACTAGGTAACTTAATCGAATGGAACGATAAGTACTTAGATGTAAATGGTAAAAAAGCAGACGTTATCTTAATGACACGTGAAACACAAGCACTATTACAAAAGAACGCTGGTATTATCGCAGAAGTGCGTGGCGTAGCAAAAGACGGCGTTACACGAGTTTCTGTCGCAGAATTAAACGATGTTTTAGATGGGTACGGCTTACCACCAGTACAAATCGTAGAGCAACGTAAGGTTACGGTACGTAACGTTTATACAGGCGTCGACGAAGTAATCGAGTTTATGCCTCAATATCGTGTAGTATTCGTTTCCGAAGGACTAGGTAATTTCGTTTATGGTCCAACAGTAGAAAACGATTTTAAACCAGGTATTGTACTTGATGCTTACGATAAGAAAGAGCCAATCGAATCTGTATTACGTGCAGTAGCAGCAGGATTCCCTATCGTTGAGAAACCTTCATTATTACTACATGCTGACGTGGCGCAATAATGCTAGTTAACGTAAAAGTAATAGGCGGTATCGTAGACGGACACGGTATCGGCTCACAAATCGAAATCGACGAAAAATCGGCGTTATATTTAGCGTCGATTGGTTATGTCGAAATTATTGAAACGCAAGCGGTTACGGGTGAAAAAGGCGAGTCAGCGCCGAAAAAGCCCGCTACACGCAAGCGTACCACAAAAGTAACTAAAGGAGAGTGACGGCTATGGCGACGGAAGGTTTTATTAGCGTAGAAGAATTGAAACAACGGTTGCAAGCCGACGAAACGCTTTTTGACGAAGCATTAATCGCGAATGGCTTTTCGTCGCTAACCGTTCTTAACGAGAAACAAGCGCAATTAATTACGTTCTATTATCGCTATGTTGATTTAATGGCGAAAGCAACAGCCGAAGCATCTTCGTTTAAATATACGGACGGTGAAGAAAGCGTAGATAAGTCTAGTGTATCGAAGAATTACCGTGACTTGGCGCAACACTATTATGATTTATGGCGCAGCAAACGAACGGAATACGACGGTACAGGCTCTAGTTTTCGAATTGCAAAACGAGTTGATCGTCCATGAGCGAGCTACAAAAGGAATTCGACAAAGCGCTCGATAAAATATCGAAGCAATACGAAAAAGAAAACGAAAAACAAGTAGAAGAGACGGTAGGCACTATCATGCTGATACGTCTGTTTTTATTGGATTTAATTAACGACTATCAAAAAGACGGTGTAATTAAACGAGGTAGATTAAATACTTTGCTACGGGATTTAGACTATTACGAAAAGGAGTTTCGCAAGAAAGCAGGAGTGTCATTCGAAAAAATGATAAATGATACGTCGAATTGGACGACTTCTAAACTCGCAGAAACGCCGTTAAATATATCGTCTTTGGATTCCGTAAATCAGCAAGTTGTAAGGTATATGTTAAAGCGGAAAGGAGAAGACGGTTTAGTCTTATCTGACCGAGTGTGGAATCTAGCGGGTGACATGCGAGCAGAGTTAACGAAGGTAATCCGACCGGCCGTTCTCAAAGGTGAAAGTGTTAGTTCAATCTCTCAAAAAATACGAGAAGTACACGATAACGAGAAATGGAAAATCGAACGTGTAGCAATTACGGAGAGCAATAATACACACCGAGCAGCTACGATTTATAACGGTAACGAAAGTGATATTGTTACAGGTTACAAGCTAGTAGATAATGGACATCGACACCGCTATCACTCAAAGCATATGTGTTACAAGTTAGCTAGACGTGACGCTTACGGACTAGGCCCAGGTAGATATCCGAAAAAGATACCTGAAAGTTTATTAGCTCAACTGATTAGTCCGCATCCTCAGTGTTCATCTCGTTTAAATTACATTATCGGAGAGGAGGAATAACGAGTGCTAACTGAAAAAGATATCGAACAAATTAGAGCCAATCGTGAATTAATCGAACAGAATCGACGCGAATCTATTATTATATGGCGCAAAGGCGTGACGGAGGAAGATCCGATTACAGGCGAAGAAATTCAAGGTGAAGATATTCAAGAAATGGCGCAAGTCGTATGGAAGAAATTTACGCTTGAAGATAAGGCAAAGTTTTCAGGTACTGACGTAAAAGAAGGTGAAGCGCTTGTTACTTTCCGACTCGATGTCGATTTAAGTAACGTCAAGTATCTCGAAAGAAATGGTATCCAATACGTAATCATGCTTGTTGATGAACGAGGACTAGGTGGAGTCAACCGTCGAGAAGTAGTCGTAAAGAGGGTGATTTAGTGAAGGTAAGTGTAAGGGTTAAAGGTTTAGAAGATGTTTATCGCATGACTAACCCAAATCGTTATAAAACACCTGTTGCAAATACTGTAGAGAAACATGCGAGGTTGCAAGCGAATACAGCTTCTAATAGAGCACCTGTTGATTCAGGTAATTTAGCGGGAAGTATTCCACCAAGTGTAAAACCTTTTAACGGAGACAAAACGGGATGGTTATACGGTTCAGATGTTGAATACGCAGCCATACAAGAATACGCGCACAGAACGAAAAAAGGCTTCATGCGTAAGACGGCATTTGAGGGAGAGCAGCCGCTAGTTTCAGACTTAGAAAAAGCTATACAACGGACAGCGAGAGGTTTATAACAGTGTATACAGTAAATGACGTAATGTACTCGCTGAAGAAATCATTAGAGGAATTCGCACCTACTATTTGGGTATATGACGGTGTTTCTCTAACCGGAAAAGCAAAGCCGTTTCTAACGATTGAATCTTTAACGGGGACAATCGATAGGTATTCAAAGGATAATTACGCACGAAACCATCTAATACAAATCGGAGTGTATTCCGATACAGTATCCAATCGAAACGAAATCCAAGATAGAATCATCGACCGACTAGAAAGACGGCCTATCGACTTGTACGATACGAGTTCGAAGACGCCTAAACTAGTCGGTTATTTATATGCGGAAGTTTCTTCGTTCGAACCTATTCCCCAAGAAAGCACGGAACAGGTAACAGCGAAGCACCGCAGTTTCACCACGATAACTATATGAATTTAAGGAGGTATATGCATGGCAGGGACAGCAGCAGCGCCAGAGTTTAAAGGGAAAGAGACATTGTATCTAATCGACATTCCACAACCGGATGGAAAAAGTAAAACAGTTCGTTTATTTAACCAAACGTCTGGTTCACGTTCTATTGAAGCAGGGGAGATCGAGTTAAAGACAAAAGATAAGAGTGGTTCGGATTACGGAGATGTAACACAATCAGTATCTATTGAAGGTGTGAGTACCGAAGGAGATGAGGCGTTGGATTACATCGAGGAGGCTATTACGAATAAGAAACTCGTTAAAATCCACGAGGTTTCCTTACGTGGTGCTTCCTCTACGTCTTTCAAAGCAAAGAGTGGCACGTTTATGTTAAGTAATGTGGAATTATCACATGAAAACGAGGAGTTCTCTAAGTATTCTATTGAAGCGAAATTAAACGGTACGCTTTCGGTTGGGACAATTAGTACGTTACCACCAGGAGCGCCTGACGGAGGAGTTACTAATCCTGACACTCCAAGCACACCAAGCGAACCAGAAACACAAGGCAAATAAGAGAGATGGGCTAAAATGCCCGTCTTTTTAATTTAGATAATAACGGAGGTTTTTATAATGGCTAAATCATATACACGATTCGAGGTAAATGGAAAAGAATACGAATTAAAATACGGTTTTGAAGCAATTAAATTAATCGATAGTAACGGAGGTGCGTTTGAGTTTGTGCAAAAAGCAATGCGAGGTGATCTTGAAGATTTCGTCGATGTTATTTACTACGCACTGATTCATACGGGCGAAGGTATTACACGTAAGGACGTAGAGGCGGAGGTTGAGCGTAAATTAATGTCTGAAGAATTATCTTTCGATGACATTCTAAAGGTAAACAAGGCGGTCGTTCTTAATAGTTTTTTCTTCAAGAAAACAGTGAACAAGTTACTGGCGAGTATGGGCGAGGATCAGAAGAAAGCGTTCGAGAGCCTGTACGAATAAACGTCGATGATTTACAAGCGGACTGTTTTCGGTATTTCGGTATGGATACACTTAGGTCGAAGCGATTGAGTATTAAGGAGTACCACATTATGCTAACTGGTTATCGTGAACGCCTTCTAGATACTTATGAGTTCGCTAGTATACAAGCGTTATTTAACCGAAATGCCCAAAGCGATAAGATCAAGTCTTTAGACGACATATACAAGCGTCCTGAAAACTCTCGAATGATTGAAGCCAAAGAAAAAGAACGGGAACAACTTACGAAAAAGATTCAGGCCAATGAGTCGTTATTCGACGATATCGAACGAGCGTTACGAAGTCAAAATGGAAAGGCGGTGAATAGCAATTATCCAATATAAAGTAGAAGTACAACTACTCGCTGATATATCGAACTTGCAAAGAGGCATGCAACAAGCGACGCAAGCAGTACGTAACTTTCACCAATCAGTAAGCCGACCAATAAATATACCAACACCTAATATGAGTGGTTGGAATTCCGCTATGCAAAGCGCTAGTCAACAAGTACGACAAATGAACGATCGTATGCGTAATATGACACCACCTCCACCGCCAAACATGAGTGGTTGGCAGTCTACGTTTCAGAACGTAGGTAACCGAGTGCAGGAGATGGGACACCGAGTACAACAAGCTGGTCAAACTATGCAAAATGCGTTTGCCCCTGCGGCCGCCGCTTCGGGTTTGTTTCTTGGGCGAATGATTAACGACTCGCGTGAATTCGAAAGTCAAACACGTAAAGCTGCCGTGTTAACAGGCGGTGCTTATAACAAGGTTAAATCGGACATTCTCGATATGGCGAAAACGTCTGTATACAGTACTGGCGAAGTAGCCGCCGCTTATGCCGAAATGGGAGCGAAAGGGTTCGACGCAGCCCAAGCAACCGCCGCTTTACCTGGTGTGCTTAGTGCCGCTGCCGCGTCTCAAGAGGATTTAGCGTTAGTTTCTGACACTGTAACTAGTGCGCTTAACGCTTTTGGTATGGAAGCTTCGAAAAGTGGGTATATAGCGGACGTACTAGCCCAAGCGGCAAACCAATCCGCAGCGGGCGTATTAGATATGAATTATGCGTTTAAATATGCGGCTGGTCCAGCTAATGCACTAGGCATTTCGATGGAAGAATTGGCTGCAAGTATAGGAATCATGGTTGATGCAGGCTCTACAGGTGAGAGCGCGGGTACATCGTTGCGTTCTGTCATGCTAACCCTTGCAAAAGCAGCAAAAGAACCTCCTAAAGAATTGAAGAAGTTAGGGATTTCAGTTACTGACCAGAACGGAAAAATGAAATCTTTAGCGCAGATTATCGGAGAAATTAAAACAGGTATGAATGGTTACAGTGACGCTCAAAGAGCTGCTGCATTATCAGCTATTTTCGGTACTGAAGCAGTTACAGGTGTTTTAAATTTAATGAACGCCGGGCCAGAAAAAATCGAAAAGATGACGAAAGCGCTTGAAGACAGTGGGGGCGCTTCGAAAAAAGCAGCGGACGCAATGCTTGAGGGTTGGGCAGGGGCGATATCAAGAATGGAATCTGCGGTAGACGTGGCGGCTCGTGCTTTTACTGATGCACTTGCGCCAGCCGTCACTGCGGTTGCTGGGGGCATTGAAAAATTAGCGAACGCGTTTACGGGGTTGCCCCAACCGATGCAAACAGTAATCGCAACTATAGTGGCAACCACGACCGCGTTCTTAGTCATTGGAACCGTAGTCGGTATAATGGCTAGCGCAATTGGAACTGCGCTCATCCCCCTAGGTGCTCTTATCGGCTGGCTCGGTAAAAGCACCACAGTAGCCAAACTAGCGAGTGCAGCAATGGTAGGATTACGAGCCGCCTTCGCATTTCTAACAGGACCTATCGGCATTGCAGTTATGACCTTAACCGCCGTAGGTGTAGCATTAACTCAACTATACCAACGTAATGAGTCGTTTAGAAACAGCGTTAATAGCGTAGTAGGTAGTATAAAAGGGTTTTGTACAACGCTATCAGCACTTGGTAAATATCTATTTGCAGTTGTAGAAGATGGGGATTATCTAAACGATTGGATTACCCATTTACCAACAGGATTCCAAGATGCCGCTCAGAAAATAGGCGAGGCGGTTAGTAAAATTCGAGACGGTATAATACAACTTTTTGACGCTACTAAAGCCGTATTTTCCGGAGATTTCAGTCAAATAGGTGAGATATTCAAAATGATCGGACCTTCTATCGCAGGCGCTATTGTTGGCGGAATTCCTGGCGTTATTATCTCTATATCTCGTTATCTACCAGCGATAGCCGAATATCTTAACGCTAACAAAGGAATTGTAGTAGAAGCGATTACAAACGTATTTAATTCTATCGCAGAATTTTTAACTACATCCTTACCGCAATTAATTGAAGTTGGTTCGCAAATGATAATGAGTCTAGTAAACGGTTTAGTCCAAGCGGCACCTTCAATACTAGAAGCGATGGTTGGCGTGATTAATACGATTATGCAGTCGATTGCTACGTATCTACCTATGCTAATTGAGGCCGGTATGCAAATTTTACAGGCGTTAATCACTGGAATTGTACAGGTACTACCTACAATTATCCAAACGGGATTACAACTAATCCTTACGTTAATTCAAGGGATTATGCAGATGATACCTATGTTAATTCCCGTAGCTGTAACGATTATTGAGACGATTGTTAACGGATTGATGTCGTTCTTACCTCAATTAATTGAGATTGGCATTAACGTATTAACCTCGTTAATCACCGGAATCACACAGGCTATCCCGATGATTGTACTAGTGATTATTACGGTAATTACAACGTTAATTGACGCAATTACAGCAAATTTACCAGCTATTGTACAGGCGGGGGTTTCGATTCTTACGACGTTAGTTGACGGGATAGTAAAAATGCTACCTCAACTTATCGACTTAGCGGTTATTTTGATTACGAAAGTAGCTGATACGATTCTAGCGAATTTGCCAGCAATCATAAACGCAGGGGTAAAAATATTAATGGCATTGATTGACGGGATTGTTAAGATACTGCCTCAATTAATTAACGCAGCGTTAACGCTCATCGCCAAAATTGTAGAGACTCTCATAGCTAACTTACCAAAAATCATAGACGCTGGTGTAAAGATATTAATGGCACTGATTGCCGGTATCTTTAAGATAATTCCACAGTTGATAGTGGCGGCAGTTAAGTTAGTCGTAACGTTAGTCGGTGAGTTAATTAAGAATTTACCGAAAATACTAGAAGCGGGCGTAAAGTTAGTCGAGGCGTTGATTAAAGGATTATTATCGCTTCTGGGACAGCTTGGAAAAGCCGCTTTAGACTTAGGGAAAAAGATACTAAATACGATCAAGGAAGTTAATTTATTCGACATCGGCGTAGATATCATCAAAGGTTTGGTTAATGGTCTCGGCTCTATGTTTAGTTCCGTGTGGGGCAAGATGAAAGAACTTGGTAACGGCATCAAAGATCAAATAGCTGGAATCCTCGGTATCCACTCGCCTTCACGTGTAATGCGTGATTATGGGGTATATATTGGACAAGGTTTAGTTATTGGGATGGATAGTATGGTGGGCACAATTGAAAAAGCTGCTGGCCGAATGGCAGACGCCGTAACACCACGTTTCGAAACGATTGCACCGTCAGAATTATTCCAGTTTACAGGTGACAACCCACTCGCTAATTACTTTAACGCTATTTTCGAAGATGGTGACTATCTTAACGACTGGATTACACACATACCTGAATCAATTCGAGATGCCGTAAGAGATATTGGTAAGCAGATGGAACGATTTGAAGGATTAACAAAGGCAGAGGTTAATAGTTTAGCGAGACGTAGACTGCAAGTCGGACCAGCTAACGAATTGACTTACCGTATTGTAAACGAAGGGGTTAAACCTCAGAGGGATAGCCAATACGCCCGAGCGAACGAAATCATAAATAGACAACCTGCGTATATTAACGTGCAAATCGGTAAGCAAGAATTTGCGAAATTTGTTGACGATATTACTAACGAGCAAAAAGCGGCTGAAGAGCGAAGAGCAATATTCTAAAGGAGGGCGTTAGATTGCTAGTTTTTAACGGGATAGATTTAGAAGAGTATTTCGCAAAAAAGTATGAACAGGGATTTTTTATGGTTAACGATGTAAGAGGCCGCGGGGTTTTAAGCGACGAGGTTAATATGCTAACAGTTCCGCACCGTCCTGGATCCTATCACTTAAACAAAAGGACTCCCAACAGAGAGTTAGAGGTTGACTTCTCTCTCAAGGGAGTCTCCTTTTTTGAATTAAGAAAGCGAATTGATGAGCTTAGTGGTTTACTAAGTACGGACGACCCCGTGCCTATCTCGTTTACGGATGAACCAGACGTAATATACTACGGCACTAAAGAAAAAGTAGAAGAGAATTTGGAGAAGTCTAAAATTCACCAAGCGACCATCACTTTTGTCTGTTCAATGCCCTACAAACTGGGTAAGGTACAGACTCATCAATTCGAAAGAAACTGGACCACAGAAATCACATCGTACTTTACGAACAAAGGTAGTGTAGAAGCACCCGCATTAATTAAAGTTGATATAGAAAATCCAAGCACTTTTTTAGACGTTTGGTATGGTTCGTATCCCAATGATCGTAATTATTTTCGAATTGGTTATCCCCTCACTGTAGAAGAAAAAACAGTACAAGAACGTGAACGCGTCATGTGGGATGAAATGTCTACTACAGTAGGCTGGACTCCTGTAAGCCAGTTTGATGATATGAAGGGGACAGGCTCTTTCAAAGTACGGGATGGTTACGCGCTTTATTGTGAAGATTACGGACAAGAACGAGGATTCCACGGTGCCATCGCCAAGAAGAATATCCCTGGCGGACCGCTTCAAGATTTCGAAATGGAAACGTGGGTACGTCTGAAATCAACGAATATCGGGCAAATGGGTCGTGTGGAAGTGCTTCTTTTAGATGATGCAAGTAACCTTGTTACACGTATTAACATGAATGATTTATATTGGGATGCTGAATTTACAAAAGCGCACATGAAAATTGGAAACGCGGGAACACCGGGTAGTTTACGTAAGTTAGTCGATACAAGCGGCGCTCACCCGAACACATTTAACCAATTTTATGGTCGTCTCAGAATAGCTAGACGAGGAAACGAATGGTCTGTATATGTTGCTAGATTCCGAGATGGAACGGAGATTGACGACGCTTCTCTTGTGGAGCGTTGGATTGATGAGAGTGGAAATCCAATGACAGACAGGAAGATTGCTCAAGTCATGATTGCAATCATGGCATGGGATATAAATGATCCAGTTTCTGTCATGCAGATTGACGATTTAAAGATTTGGAAAGTGAATAAAGTACCTAAAAATACAAAGCCTTACATTTTTGATAAAGGCGATAAAGTGGTTATCGATACTGAGCGAAGCCTTGTAACGATTAATGGTAAAGATGCGATAAATATCAAAGATATTTTTAGTGAATTTCCAGTTGTAATACGTGGAGACAATCGCATTGATATTATGCCGGGCGATGTTGGACAAGCAACTATATCATTTAGGGAGCGGTATAGATAAATGAGAACACCAAGTGGAGAATTACATGTTGTTGATTTTAAAACAGAACAAATTGTTGCAGATATTCAACCAAAGGATTACTGGAATGATGTTCGGCACTGGGAACTCAAAAATAATATCGATACGCTAGAATTCACTACATTTGACGGAACGGACCAAGCGGTAACTTTACAGCAACAAAATCTAATATTGAAGCAAGTTCGAGACGGTCGTATTGTTCCTTATGTGCTTTCAAACGAAGTAGAGCGAGACTCAAAAGACAGGTCTATTACTGTACATGCAGCGGGTGCATGGGTCTTGTTAGCGAAGGCTGGAATTATTAGACCGCAACGAATTGAATCGAAAACACTTAATGAATTTGTCGATATGGCATTAGCAGGAACAAAGTGGAAACGCGGCAAAACGGAATACGCAGGCTTCCACACGATGACCATCGACGAGTTTATTGACCCTCTTACATTTTTAAAGAAAATAGCTTCTTTATTTGAGGTAGAAATCCAGTATCGTGTGGAAGTAGTTGGCTCTCAAGTAGTCGGCTGGTATGTCGACATGGTCAAAAAACGTGGTCGCGAAACAGGTAAAGAAGTAACGCTCGCCAAAGACTTAGTTGGCGTGAGACGTATTGAGCATTCACGGGATATTTGTACAGCTTTAGTTGGTTTTGTACGCGGTGAAGGCGATGAACTTATAACGATTGAATCTATAAATAACGGGATTCCTTACATTACTGACTCTGACGCTTTTCAGCGTTGGAGCGAGAATGGACAACATAAATTCGGATTCTACACACCGGAAACAGAAGAACAAAATATGACCCCGCAACGTCTTTTAACTCTTATGAATACAGAGTTAAAAAAACGTGTAAATGCGTCTGTTTCATATGAAGTTGAAGCGGCGGATATTTCGAAAGTATTCGGGTTGTCGCATGAGGAAATCAATGAAGGCGATACAATTCGAATTAAGGACACGGGATTTACACCGAAACTTTATTTAGAAGCAAGAGCGATTGCTGCTGATGAATCATTCACAGACCCTACGAAAAACAAATACACGTTCGGTGACTACCGCGAGATTGTGGACCCGAACGAAGAGTTACGAAAAATGTACAATAGAATCCTTTCTACATTAGGAAGTAAAGCGAACAAAGAACTATTAGAACAGTTAGAAAAGCTCGTACAAGAAACCGATGAGAAAGTTGAAATTGTACAAAAAGAATCCGAGGCGGCGAAACAGTTAGCGGAGAAGGTGCAAGAGAATCTAAAAAACTATCAAACAACGATTATTGAAAGTGTAAATCCGCCGACAACAGGGTTAGAAGATGGCAAAACGTTATGGTTAGACATATCAAACGGTAAGCCCGGTATTCTCAAACTGTGGAAGAATGGCAACTGGGAACCAGTTGTTCCAGACGTCGAATCAGTGAAGCAAGAAACACTTGAGCAAGTGAATAAAGATATTGAATCTACAAAAAAAGAACTAGATAAAAAAGTACAAGCTGTTCAGAATGAAGCGACAGGACGGTATAACGAAGTAAAAGAAAGTCTTGAGGGTGTTAGTAGAACGATATCTAATGTAAAAAACGAACAAGGTAACATTAGTAAGAAAGTAACGCAAATCGAGCAAACCGCTGATGGATTCAAAACTTCTATTGAAGAGTTAAACAAGAAGGATAATGAAATTAGCAATAAACTAAATACAGTTGAGTCCACTGTGGAAGGAACGAAGCAGACTATTGCTAATATCCAGTCCACAACAGACGGACTTACAAAGACGACAAATGAGATTAAGCAAACTGCTACTTCTAATACACAATTAATTAGTCAAGTCACAAATCGCTTAGATAACTTAAAGGTAGGTGGACGCAACTTACTTTTAAATTCTACGTTTGAAAATGGAATGGCTAACTGGACAGTAGTAGCAAACGTATCAGTTGATACAACTGTAAAATATAAAGGTTTCAATACATTAAAATCTGACCAACGAGGCGAAACAACTTTTCGTTATCGCGGGGCAGAGCAAAAGAATGTACCTTTTACAATCGGAGAACCTTACACAGCTTCCTTCTATGTAATGACGGATGATATCAATACATTTGATAATATTCTTCGAATTGAGATTATTTGCGAAAGAGACGACAACACCAGCACAGCAATATTTCGTACCGATATTGATATTAAAAATTTAGGAAATAATAACTGGGGCAGATACAGTGCTACAGGTATTATTCCTAAAGAAACAACTAAAGTACGTGTTGCTTGTCGTGTGTTTAAAAATGGGCGTGTATGGATTGCCTTGCCGCAATTCGAAGAAGGCAACATTATGACGGACTGGCGTCGCGCTGATAAAGACCAAGTTTCTACTGTAGATTTCACCAAAAAAACAACAGAAATAGAAACAAGCGTAAATGGCATCAAAGAAACCATAACAAAAGTAGAAAACACGCAAACTTCGTTTGATAAACGGGTAACAAATGTTGAAAAGACCTCGGATGTTATCAATCAAAGTGTATCTAAACTTCAAGAAACGCAAACACAGCAAGGAAAAGCGATATCCGAAGCACAGGCGATAATCAAACAACATTCTGATGAACTTGCGTTGTCGGTAAAAATGAAAGATGTCGAGGATTATGTGGGTGGCATTGGGGCAACAAATGAACTTCTTAATACTCGTTTCAAACAGGGGACAAAGTATTTTTATAGTGCGGTGCCGATTTCTGTCGATGCAAACGAAACGCATAAAGGCGATTCGTCTTTAAAGTTATCTGTTAGCGGTAATACGGATAATGCATTTCGTAACATAACATCTATGAGAGTTCCTGTTACTCCTGGTGAAAATGTAGTTGTATCGGCGTATTTTAAAGTCAAAGATTGGACAGAACATGAAAAGAAAATGATACGTATGGTCGCCATCTTTTGGAAAAAAGATGGGACTCAATTTACAGCTGGGGTCAATGATTTTACTTTTCCAGCTGATACATGGGTGAGACAAGAATTTACTAAAGTAGCTCCCGCTGAAGCTGTTGAAGTTGCCCTTAGAGCTTATGTGATTCGTAACGGTACTTTTTGGATGGCTCACCCGATGCTGCAAAAAGCGGTGAGAGCAAGTTCTTATATTGAAAATCCAGCAGATATGGTCGACAAAGATAAAATCATGGATGACTTAGCGGACAAGGTAGCAACTGAACAATATAACAAAAAAGTAACAGAATTAGAAAGAAAGATTTCAGCGAATGAAAAAGGCGTTGAAATTATATCTGAAAAACACGAAACCTTTTTGAATGATACTTTCGACGCTTATGTCAAAGAAGTGTGGTCTAAGTTACAAGTATTAGACGAGGGCATTCTAGCTCAAGTGAAAAAAGGTAATATTATCGCAGCTATCAATATGTCAGCAGAGAAGCTCAAAATTAAAGTTGATCTAATTGATCTGGTAGGTAAAGTAAAAGCAGAGTGGATTACAGCCGGGTTGTTGCAAGGTACGACGGTCAAAACAAGTAATACCAATGAGCATATTCATATGAAAAACCAAGTATTACAGTTCGTGAATCAAGGACGAGCGAAAATTGTAATTGGTTTTGAAAACGAGAAACAGAGTAAGACGTCCAATCCGTATATCGTGATTGGTGAAGGTGATGGTACAGGAAGAAATTTAGGAAGTATCTACAAAGATGCAAAAGGTGTTTACTATCGTTTTATCGATAAAAATGGTGCAGAAAGTAACATGCGTATGACCGAGCGTGGCGATTTAGGGCTGACCGCGCAATCGAGCATGTGGCTCAAATCAGCTGGAATTTTGAATCTTGACGGTGATCACGTTACAATTCATCACAATGATTACGAAATTGCTGAATTTAGAACGCCGACATATGGCAATGATTGCGACATTATATTAGGAAATCATATAATTCGTTCATCTAAAGTGAGCGGCTATGATAAGTTATTGCAAATCAAGAATCGGGCTGGTAATGAATTTCGTGGTATAGAAGTTTCAGAGGTGACCGCACATGGTGGTGTTCGTTCCGAGACGAATTTATGGGCTGAGCAAAATTCTTATGCAATGCAACATATCAATAGATCAACTGAAAAAATAAAAACATCTATTCACGATTTACCGTTTTCGCCTTTAGAAAAAGTTCGAGAGCTTAAAGTGAAGCAATATTTTCTAAAACGAGATATGTATGAGTTGTACCAAATGCGGATGAACAAACCTGAAGATAAAGCTGAGCCGTATACAATTCGAGATATTGAGACTCAATTTGGATTCATTGCAGAAGAAACAGACGACATTTTTACTACACCAGAGAAGGACGGAATTAAACTATATTCTACACTCTCTATTCTTACCGCAGCAGTTCAAGAACTGGAGATGAAATACGATGAAAAGATTCAAACAATAGAAGAACAGCATAAAGCGGAAATGGAAGAAATGAATCGTAGAATAGAAGTGTTAGAACAATTATTAGTCGATAAATTAGTGAAATCAGATCAGCAATAAGCTGTTTTTTTATTTTGTATAAAGGAGTGAAAAGATGGAGCGTATCGATGTATTACTAAAAACATTTATTGCTACTTTTGGTGGCTTTTGCGGTTATTTCTTAGGAGGATGGGATACAACATTGAAAGTTTTAGTGATTATGGCAGCTATTGATTACCTCACAGGAGTAATCGCAGCAGGGTATAACGGGCAATTAAAAAGCAAAGTTGGTTTCAAAGGCATCGCTAAAAAAGTGGTTCTTTTTCTTTTGGTTGGAGTGGCAGCTCAATTAGATTCTACATTTGGTAGCAATAGTGCTATCCGTGAAGCAACAATCTTTTTCTTTATTGGAAACGAGCTATTATCACTTTTAGAAAATGCTGGACGAATGGGGATTCCCCTTCCACAAGCATTAACAAATGCAGTTGAAATTTTAAGTAATAAGAGCAATAAGACAAGCTCTGAATATGATAATAAAAAAGGAGATGTTGAGTAATGGGACACATTGTAGATATTTCAAAATGGAATGGTGACATTAACTGGCCTATAGCAAAGCAATACATTGATTTCATCATCGCTCGTGTACAAGATGGTTCAAATTATGTAGATCCATTGTATAAAGGATATGTACAAGCCATGAAGCAACATGGTATTCCTTTTGGTAACTATGCATTCTGTCGTTTCGTTTCTGAAAATGATGCAAGAATAGAAGCGCGTGACTTCTGGAACCGTGGAGATAAGAGCGCGACAGTATGGGTTGCGGATGTTGAAGTGAAAACAATGAATGATATGAGAGCGGGCACACAAGCATTTATTGATGAACTACGCCGATTAGGTGCTCAGAAAGTTGGTTTATACGTTGGTCATCATATGTATGCTCCGTTTGGTATGGCAAATGTAAAATCTGACTTTGTTTGGATTCCTCGTTATGGCGGTAACAAACCTGCATATGAGTGCGATATTTGGCAATACACAGAGACAGGGCACGTGCCTGGTATTGGTAAATGCGATTTAAATAGATTAACAGGTAGCAAACCGTTATCATGGTTTAATAGAAAAGAAGGAGGAAACGCAATGGTAGCTGGTGACGACGGCCGCAGAAAAATCAAAACAGGTGGATTAGGATATGATGCGATTAAAGAAGTGTCAGAAGTGCTATGTAGCAAAGGGATTAAGGGGGCTATTCTGTTCGAAGGTGAAGCGCCTTATGTGTTAACTGAGAAAATGAGTAACCCCAAAATGGACGAGTTCACTGCTTGGTTAGATGAGCGTAACTGGTGGTATCAGTACGAGTAATAACCATAGAAAAGACCGCCCGTAATAGGCGGTCGATTTTTTATAATGTTTTAATGTCACGTATAAGTTCTTTAATGTCGCGTTCTTCACCTTGTTCAAACGATTGGATAAAATCGTTTAACTTAGTCTCATAATTTTTAATAGATTCTGTTTCACCTTTGACACTTTTGATGTCACCTACATGCTCAAGGACTAACTTTAAATCACCTGAAAGCATCTTAGTATCAATTTCAGATAATCTTCCACCATTAGCTACTGACCTTTTTAAGTCAGTCAGGGTTTTATCAGTCGTCATAAGTAATTTACGTATTGTCTCTTTAGTTTTGGAAACTTCTTTGTCAATCTCCGCTTGCTTTTTCTTTTCTTTCTTTTCGGCTCTTTCCTTCGCTTGCTTTTCTACTTTCTCTTGTTCCTTACGTTGTTTCTCCGCTTCTTTCTCTTCCTTTTCCTGTTGCTTACGTTCTTTCTCCGCTTCTTTTTCAGCTTGTTTTTGCGCTTTTTCTTCCTCCTTCTGTACCTTCGCTTGTGATGCCGCTTCTTTATCTTGTGGAGTACAGCCTACTGAAAGCGCAAGTGACGTACCGATAATAACTAATCCGAATTTATTTAACCATCGATTCCCCATTTAGTTCACTCCCGTGTGTATATTCTGATACAAGTATATCAAATATTACGGTAAATTTGTCCAATAAAAAAAGAACGCTTTACTTAGCGTCCTCCACAACGAATAAATCTTCGATTTTTAATTCTAACGCATTACTAATACGGATCAAAGTTTCGATTTCATATCGAGACTGACGACTGAATCGACTAATTGTAGCCTCTGTCGTTCCGGCCATCTCCGCTAAATCCTTCTGACGTAAGTTACGTTCCGCTAAAATCTCCGACAACCGTGGCGTTACCTTCATAGTAGTACCTCCGTCCTAATTATCCTTAGTTACATATTACATTTTCGTAATTATTTCGTCAATAACTATTGACTTGCTAATTACACAAGTGTAATATGGAATTATTAATAACAAGTTACATATGTGTAATAAGAAATCGGTAACGTGTAATCGAGAAAGGGGATAAACGAAATGTCAAAGTTCAAATCGTTACTAAACGCTTCACAACGTATCACCTTCGAAGAATTACCCGCAGAATTACAACGTGAGATTAATAACAGTGTAAGTCCAATCGAAATAGAAAACGAAGTATTAATGTGTAAATCCCGTAAATTAAACGTAGGTGGTTACGTCCATACAGTCGTGTATATTGAAACGGACGCTAACTATTACGTATTTACACACGTGTTATTCCGTACTGGATCATCGATTAAGAAACAGGTGATGAGTAAAACGGCGCTCTACATGTTCCAGTTGCTACATAACGAGGATAGAGGAGGTAACGTACTATGTTCGCAAAACTAA